CATCGTCACAAAGAATATGTAGATCATCCAAATGCATATAAACTTTATATGAAACCATTAATGAAGTGTGTCAATGAATATTGTGAAACATTCGATGTTGAAAATAAAGAAGAATGTTTTCCTGTTAATAAAATTGAAGAACTAGCTAAAAATATGGCTTCTTCTCAAACCAATTATATTAAAGACAAGCAGTACGATTAATTATGTTATTAAAAGAATTGTTTGAGCAATCAGGAAAAACAGTAGCCGTTGCATTCGGTAGAATGAACCCTCCTACGATTGGTCACCAGAAGGTGGTTGAAGCTATTTTAAAACAAAAAGCCGATGCTCATTTTTTATTTGTTTCTCAAACTCACAAACCAACTGGCAAAAATCAAACAAGATACGAAAATCCGTTACCGTTTGATGTTAAGTTGGGATTTATACAGCAAGCATTTCCTAATATCGATATCGGAGATACATCTGTAAGCACAGCAATTGGCATGTTACAATTTTTAGAACAACAAGGATTTGAGAACGTTATCTTTGTTGCCGGTTCAGATCGTGTTGCATCGTTTAATGAATTGTTCAATAAACAAAACGGCATTGATTATAATCTTAAGTCAATCAATGTTGTATCCAGTGGTTCTAGAGATCCCGATGCAGAAGGTGCAGACGGTATGAGTGCAAGTAAAATGCGAGCTGCTGCAATTGCAAATGACTTTGAATCATTTAAGACCGGCTTGCCAGCAGGACTAGGCAGTGATGCCGATCAAGTATTTTCTGCAGTTAGACAAGGACTTGAGCCTTGGTTAAATCAAGAAGCTGTGCCCGAAGGTTGGGACGATGTTAAAAAATTCGGTAAGAAGGCTGCGGTGGCAGGTGCTATTGGCCTAGGTGCGTTAGGGAGTGGCGGAGCTTATGCTCAGAGTTCGGGAGAAGATTATCTTCCAGATATTGTTGCTCACGTTAAATTTAAAGTCAACGGCAAAGAAATATCTAAAGACATTAATCTAGGAACACAATACAAGTCTCCAAAAGAGGCGTCCGAAGCCCTTGAAAAATTCTTAAAGTCTAAGGGTATTAAATTTTACAATTTCAGTCTTGAACGTGTAAAACCCAAAGATGTAGAAGAAGGCTTTATGAGTTTTCTTAAAACCGAACCTGCTCCAAAAAAGAAAGCATGGGATCCTGCTAAAGATTCAAGAGTCATTAGCAATAAAAAAGATAACGACAATGCCTGGATTAAACTTTTACTAGATAAACATCGTAGAGGCATACCACTCACTGATCGAGAATGGAATTCTGTAGAACAGTGGAAATTAAAACGGGCAATGAAAGGGTAATTATGAAAGTAAAAGAAATTATTGAAGAACATAAGAAAGGTCGCAAAGCTGTTAGGCATAATCCTAAGCCGCGCAATCCAGTAGCACATGCATCTCAAAGTGTTATTGGCGGATCTGCATCAGGCGCACACAAAGATAAAACTAAAGAATTACCTCGTCACCAAAAACATAAAGCGGTAGTTGGTGAAGGCGATTTAAAAGAGTTGTCTACTGAGAAGCTGGCACAATATAAAACGGCCGCGGGTGCAGATGCCAAGAAAGCAGATGCGGACGGAAAGTATGCTCGTGGTGACAAACGTTTTAAAGGTATTAACAAAGCTACCAACAAACAGTTTGACAATGATCTTAAGAAGCATGGTCAGCAAGGTGTAGCAGAAGGTGAAAGCCAACATAGCGATATGAGCATAGCACAAGATGTCTATGCTGAAAATCCAGACCTTGATTCCGAAGATGACATTCTAAATGCAGCGTTTCCCCATGTGGTTAAAATGATGGGCGGCAATAAAAAACGTGCCAACTATATGTTCAACTACGATGAAGACTTTCCAGGCGAAATGATCGGTGCATACAAATGGCTACAAAGACAAGCTCACGATGTAGGCGAAGATATAACAATGGAACGAGATAGAGATCCAGAGGATTGGGATGAAGGTAATACTGAACCACCAAATAATTTTGCAGTTTATATCAACGGTAAAAAATGGAAAGTATTTGCTGGGCGTGGCACCTATGCTGACGACTATCGTGAAAAAGCTCACTATCAACAACTAAGAGCATGGGCTGATAAAAAATCTGCTGCTACTGGGAAGAAGTGGACAGTGTCTCCTACTGGCGAACCGGCTACAGCATAATGGACGAACTTGCTGATATCAAACGTCTTGCGGGTATTACAGAGTTTAAAGGGCTACAGCCATACGGCGGCAGTAACATCAGTATTACAGGTATGTCTAATCAAGAGTTGGAGCGAAAACATAATATCAAACCAGGAACCCCCGAATGGTTTCAACTATGGTTTTCAAAACCATACTTAACAGGTGAAAGGAAAATAAATGATTGAAATTTCAGAGTCAGCAAAAGTTAAAATATTAGATTTATTATCAGAAGAAAATAATCCCAAACTGGCATTACGTACATTTGTGCAAGGTGGCGGGTGTAGTGGGTTCAGTTACGGATTTACGTTTGACGAAGTGACAAACGAAGATGATTTTGAATTTCCATTAGATGAAAAATATAAAGTGTTAGTTGATGCAATGAGTATGCAATACCTAACCGGCGCTACTATTGATTATAAAGAAGACCTCCAAGGTTCTCAATTTACTATTAAAAATCCCATTGCAAAAAGCACTTGTGGATGTGGCAGTAGTTTTTCAGTATGAACCCAAATCAATACCCAGTATACCCGGAGGACGATGGTCATGACCGTTTCAGAAATCCTTACAGTCCTGTTTAAAGACGTTTGGCAGGGTGTAATACAATTTGGCTGTGGTCTAGGCGGACTTTTCTATGAAAGCAAGTGAGTTAAAATTACCAGAAGGAACAACAGTCTATGTTGACATGGACGGTGTTCTAGCGGATTTATTTAACCACGCAGGATCAGTAAACGATGTAGAGCATTACAATCAAATGACTCAGGCACAGTGGGAGGAGTTTTTTAAAAATTCTAATGCTTACGAGTTGTTTAAAAGTTTGCCGGTATTTCCTACAGCAAATAAATTATTACAAATGGTTGTTAATTATGCGGGCGGATATAATATTTTAAGCAGTCCGTTAAATTTTGACAAGGCCGGAAGTATCAAAGGCAAACGTGAATGGCTGTCAAAGCATATTAATGTTCCAGCAGATCAGATCATCTTTGAACACGAGAAATACAAATATGCAGTTAACTCCAACGGTACGCCAAATGTATTAATCGACGACTATGGTGTAAACATTCGAAAGTGGGCTGATGCTGGCGGCATCGCCATCAAGTATCAAGCAGATGAAGATAGTTTAAGTAAAGTATTTAAAGCATTACAGGCAGCAAGTAAAGGAGATGTTGACGAAGGGTGGAAAGACATCGCTGCTGCTGGAGCACTAGCTACTGGATTGGCATTTGGCGGAGCAGGTGATGCCGACGCCAAGTCTCAACCAACTACACAAAAGCCCAGCGTTATTCAACAAGTTAGTAAACAAGATGTTGCAAAAAGTGTTACAGGAAATCCGCACGAAGTGTACTTAAGAAAGGCAGCTGAAAAAGCAGGTATTACTGGTAACGAACTTGTATCGTTTTTATCACAATGTGCCCATGAAACTCTTGACTTTAAACACATGAAAGAAATTGGCGGTAGCTTAGATTTCCGCAAGTACGATCCTAAGTATGCTCCTAAAAAAGCAAAAGCATTAGGAAACAAACAAATAGGTGACGGAGCAAAATATAAAGGTCGAGGTTACATACAGTTAACTGGTCGTGATAATTACAAAAGAGCAGGCGCAGCATTAGGTCTACCGTTAGAAGCTAAACCCGAACTTGTTGAAAAACCAGAAGTTGCTGCCAAAGTAGCTGTGTGGTATTGGAAAACTAGAGTGGCTAATAAAGTCGATAGCTTCAAAGATACTAAAGCTGTTACTAAAACTATCAACCCTGGCATGAGACACCTAGATAAACGCCAAGAAAAACAACAAGCATTTCAGGTAGCAATGCGATGAAATTTTCCGATATAACACACCCGTATAAATTGTTTAGTGCCCGTATTAAAGTTAAACAACCCGGATACTACGAGATACTTGATACTACAATTACTGCTAAAGATCGCGATATGGCCCGAAGATTACTTAAAGCGCAGTACGGCAAAACAGCATCGATTGCCAGCATACACGAGATAAGATAAATAATACATTATGAAAATACGTGAAATATTCGAAGATGCAACAGCAGGAGCAACATCAGCGGCTAACGTCGGCTCTGTAGCTAACCCGCATATTGCTATCGGAAAAGATCGCGGAAATAAAAGCTATACTGGAAGCCCGGGTCGTAGCGGCACTAAAGCACCAAAAGTTCCTAAAGTTAACCAAGCAAAAAACTCCAACGGAACTGCTAAAAATGCCCTAGATATGAAGACCAGTATATTCGGCGGTGGCTCTGCCATCAAGAGATAAATACTTTATGCTCCAAAAAAAGCAAGGAAAATAAAATGGATTTCAAATCACTAGTTAGCAAAATTAACCAATTAAACGATCCCGTAGAACATGTACGGGCTCCGGTTCTACCAAAATCTGTACAGTTAGACGAAAACGCACAAATGCGTGTTCTAGCTGGACAAACAACAATTCTTGCTGAAGCTAAGAAACAAGCTGATGAAAAAGTTGCTGAAGAAATGAAAGTGGGCGATAAGAAAAATATTGCTAGCGGCACAGTTGAAAAAACTAAAACTGGTATTGTTCATAAGAGTAACAAGGCTTATGGCGGCAGTGAAGAAAAAGCAGCTGATGACGAAGACGACAAGCCAAAGAAGAAAGTCAAGAAAGAATCTGTTGAAGAAGCTAGCGATGCTAAAAAAGCGGCTCAAGACAAATTCAAAGCAATGATTGCTAAAAAGAAAGGCGAAAAGAAACAAGAAGTTAAAGAAGCTACTGACAAAAAGAAATGTCCTCCAATGTCACACATTAAAAAAATGTGTCAGGATGGAAAAACTGTAGCAGAAATTTGCAAAATGCATCCTGATTGCGACCAAAAAGAATTAAAACAAATGGTAGCTGATTGCAAAAAGACATTAGATGAAGGTGCTAAACCAGATTTCTTAGATTTAGACAAAGACGGTGACAAAAAAGAGCCAATGAAAAGTGCAGCCGGCAATAAAGGCGGCGACAAAAAAGATGGTAAGAAGGGTATGAGTGCTGCACAAGCAAAGTACTTTGGTAAAAAGAAAACAGTCAAAGAATCAGTTGAAGGTAAACTAACTTTTAAAGAAATGATCAAGCTCGTTCAAGAAAGCGGTGGTCAACAACAAATTGATCCAGTAGACACAGCATTGTTTACATGGGCCCAACGAGTTGCTGCTGCCAAGTTTAACGAGTCAGCTAAAGCAGAAATATACGCCGGTTTAATTTATGAACGCAACGGTGGCATATTTGAAATGTACGACGTTCTAGCAGAAACAAAGTAATTTACCGTTTGGTAAACAAAGCCAGTCATTAGGTTGACTGGCTTTTTTTATGACTGTATAATAGTTAACATAGGAGATATTAATATGGCTAAAATGTATGGTCCGGAAGAAAAAGCAAAACTAGAACGTCTTATCAATGAAGGCGGTAATGTATTGCGTGAAATTGAAGATCTAAGTGAAGGTTTAAAAGAAACTGTTAAGGCAGTAGCAGAAGAACTGCAAATTAAACCAAGCATTATTAATAAGGCAATTAAGATTGCACACAAAGACAATTGGAAATCACACGAAGAAGAGTGGGACGAAATTGAAATGATTCTTGGTGTAACTAAACGTCTACCTGAATGATTATTGATTTTTTTAAACCTACTGTAGATTGGATCAAAGATGACTATACTACTCATCCTTTTCGCTTTATTGTTGAGCTTCTTGCTTGGGCGATCTCTATCGGCTGCTCCATTACAATGGCCGTCACTGTACCCAACCCTCCATTACTTGCTCTTTACCCTGTGTGGATCGCTGGTTGTGCTATGTATGCTTGGGCTGCTTATACTAGGAAATCATTTGGCATGTTGGCTAACTACATCTTGCTAACCGCAATTGATATGTTTGGCCTAATAAGAATGATAATTAATTAAATATATGTTAGATGGTAGGCCGGGCCATAAACCGCACAATTGGTATTTGCAAGCCCTAAATTGCATAGGAGAAAAATTTGAGTTATGTAGACGCTTTCTATAATAGAGAGCAGGATATCATCAATGTTGTTGAGCGCAATGATAAAGGCGAACGACATTACAAAGAATATCCTGCTAGACATATTTTTTATTACCCAGACGCCAAGGGTAAATTCACAAACATTTTTGGACAACCTCTTTCACGAGTAAGTTCTAAAAACGTCAAAGAGCATCGCAAAGAACTTGCAATTCATTCAAGCAAGAAACTGTTTGAAAGCGACATTAATCCAATTTATCGTTGTCTAGAAGACAACTATCTTAATCAAGATGCTCCAAAACTAAATGTAGCGTTCTTCGACATTGAGGTAGACTTTGATCCAGAACGTGGCTATGCATCACCAGAAGATGCATTCATGCCTATTACTGCGATTGCTGTTTACCTACAATGGATGCAAACTATGATCTGTTTAGCTATTCCTCCCAAGACCCTAAGTATGGAAGAAGCTACTAAACAGGTAGCAGAATTTCCTAACACCATGCTGTTTGACAATGAAGCAGATATGTTAGACACGTTCTTAGATCTAATTCAAGATGCCGATGCATTATCAGGCTGGAACAGTGAGGGCTTTGATATTCCATATACTGTCAACCGTGTTACTAAAGTCCTAAGTAAAGAGGACACACGTAGATTTTGTTTATGGAATCAATTCCCAAAGAAGAGAGAGTATGAGAAATATGGAAAGGCCGCTATTACTTATGATTTTATTGGTCGTGTTCATCTGGACAGTCTCGAGTTGTACCGCAAATACACATATGAGGAAAGGCACACATACCGATTGGATGCCATTGGAGAGATGGAGATAGGCGAGAATAAGACTGTCTACGAAGGTACACTTGATCAGTTATATAACAACGACTTCCGTAAATTTATCGAGTATAATAGGCAAGACTGTGCGCTTCTAGATAAGCTAGATAAAAAATTAAAATTTATTGATCTTGCAAATACTATTGCTCACGAGAATACGGTGTTAATTCAAACCACAATGGGTGCTGTTGCAGTAACTGAGCAGGCTATTATTAATGAAAGTCATCGAAGAGGCATGGTTGTTCCTAATCGTGTACAACGTGATCCTAATGAAAGCAATCAAGCTGCTGGTGCTTATGTTGCTTATCCCAAAAAAGGTATTCACGAGTGGATCGGTTCACTAGACATCAACAGTCTGTATCCTTCAGCAATTCGTGCATTGAACATGGGTCCAGAAACTATTGTTGGACAATTACGTCAAGATGGTACCAAAGACTTTATTGCTGCCGAAATAGGCAAAGGTAAAAGTTTTGCATCTGCGTGGGAAGGCATGTTCGGTAGTGTCGAATACAGTTCTGTTATGAACAAAGAAGTCGGCCGTGACATTACTATCGACTGGGAAGATGGCGGAAACGATACGCTATCTGCGGCACAGGCGCATGATTTGATATTTGAAAGCAATCAGCCATGGATGCTTAGTGCCAACGGTACTATCTTTACCTACGATAAGGAAGGTATTATTCCTGGACTGTTAAAGCGTTGGTATGCTGAACGTAAAGAAATGCAGGCCAAATTAAAAGAATGTATAAAGGCGGGAAATAAAATTGAAGAAGAATATTGGGACAAGCGTCAACTTGTTAAAAAGATTTTGCTTAATAGTCTGTATGGTGCTATTCTTAATCCTGGCTGTCGTTTCTTTGATAACCGGATTGGTCAATCAACCACACTTACTGGACGAGCCATTGCTCGTCATATGGCTGGCAAAGTAAATGAAATTATTACAGGAACTAACGATCACACAGGTAAAGCAATTATCTATGGTGATACCGATTCGTGTTATTTTTCAGCTTACACAACTTTAAAGAAAGAAATTGACAAAGGGTCAATTCCTTGGAGTCGAGAAAACGTTGTTGATCTTTACGATACTATAGGAGAAGAAGTAAATGGAACATTTCCCAAATTTATGCAAGACGCCTTCCACTGTCCAAAAACACGAGGGGAGGTCATTAAAGCAGGTCGCGAGATTGTTGCTTCCAAAGGACTATTCATTACCAAGAAACGATACGCTGTTCTCTACTACGACAAAGAAGGCAAACGAGCAGACATTGAAGGCAAGCCAGGCAAGATCAAAGCTATGGGGCTGGACCTCAAGCGTTCAGATACCCCGGTTGTTATCCAAGATTTCTTAAGCGAAGTGTTGACTCAGGTATTGAACGGTGCTGAAAAAGAACAAGTACTGAATTACATTACTGACTTTAGAACCGAGTTTAAACTTAGACCGGGTTGGGAGAAAGGCTCGCCAAAACGTGCAAACAACATTTCTCAATATCGAGACAAAGAAAAGAAAGCCGGTAAGACCAACATGCCCGGGCATGTTCGAGCAAGTCTTAACTGGAATACACTGAAACGTATGATGGATGACAAGTACTCAACGCAGATTGTTGATGGTGCTAAAGTTATTGTATGTAAACTCAAGGAGAATCCAATGGGGTATACCTCAGTGGCATATCCTGTAGACGAATTGCGATTACCGCAATGGTTTAAAGACCTACCGTTTGACGATGGCGAAATGGAAACTACAGTCATTGATGAAAAGTTAGGAAATTTAATTGGTGTTCTAGAATGGGATATCAGTTCAACTCGAAGTGATAACAACTTCAACAAATTATTTGATTTTGAGTAAAATATATTTGCTTTTTACCTACGATCTAAATATAATATTAACATAACCGGAGAAATCTAAATGAAAGACATTTTACAAGACATCGTAAGCCATACACAAAATCTTGGCTTTTTAACTACAGTTAAAATTACAGGTACTGACAAAGGTACAACTGTTAACTCAATGGCTGAGGATCGCTCAGTTATTATGGAAGCAGAAACTGCTAATCCTTATCCAGACATGCTTGGTGTGTTTGGAATGCCACAATTGCAAAAATTAAAATATTTGCTTGATGGTAGCGAGTACAAAGACAATGCTAAAATTAGTATTACTACAGCCGATCGCAACGGTGAAACATTGCCAGTTGGTTTACATTTTGAAAATAAAGATGGCGACTTTAAAAACGATTATCGTTTTATGTCAACAGAAATTATTAACGAAAAGATGAAAACTGTAAAGTTCCGTGGAGTTAAGTGGGACGTAGAAGTTGAGCCAACTGTTAATGCAGTACAACGCTTCAACTTCCAAGCAGGTGCTAACAACGAACATCCAACCTTCCTTGCTAAAACAGAAAGCGGCAACTTGAAGTTTATCTTTGGTGATGCCAGTACACACGGTGGTGAGTTTATTTTTGCACAGAACGTTGCAGGTAAACTAGATCGTGGTTGGACTTGGCCTGTTGCACAAATCTTAAGTATCCTTAAGATTGCAGATGTCAACAACACCAAGATGTCTTTGTCAAATGAAGGTGCTATTCAGATCACTCTAGACAGCGGGTTGGCAACTTACAAATATATTATTCCAGCACAAGCAGCCTAATATGAAAGCACCAGTCAATTTAACTCCACTACAAAAAGACTATGCGGTATACTTACCTGCTATTAGTAGTTTTTATAGTACCTATGTTGCAAAACAACGACTAGAAGAGTTTGTATCTAACGATCGTATTCCTACAGGATTTGATCGAGGCATTGAAGGCATGAACTTCTTAAATGCAGATCAAGGATACTTTACCTACAAGTATGCTTTGTATTCTGCGGGTCACGCCCAACTAGATCTTGAAAAATCAATGACTCAAGAATCAATGATACAGGATCGCGATCGTCCTAACACAATGATCTTAGGTGACTCTGGTGGATATCAGATTGGTAAAGGTGTTCTTAAGTTTGATTGGTTAAACTTTGAAGGTCCAGAAGCTAACAAGACTCGTAAAAAGATTCTTGAGTGGCTTGAACTTACTGCTGACTGGAGTATGATGCTAGATGTTCCAACATGGGCTTGCGATCATATTCACAGTCCCAAGACTGGACTAAAGACATTTGAAGACTGTTTAGAAAAGACACAGTTTAATAATGATTACTTCTTAAAAAATAGACTAGGTCAAACTAAATGGCTTAATGTATTACAAGGTGGTGACTGGGATACTGCTGAAAAATGGTATCGAGGTGTAGTAGAGTTTAGCGATCCCAAAGGTAAGTATGCCGGCATGGAGGCAGAAGGTTGGGCATTTGGTGGCGCTAATATGTGTAAAATGGATATCACACTCAAGCGTCTAATGACCATGCGTGATGAAGGCATGCTCACAGGCAAGAACTGGATTCACTTTTTAGGTACTGCACAATTGGATTGGTCGTGCTATCTCACACAGATCCAGCGTCAACTGCGTAAACACATCAATCCAGAACTCACAATCAGCTTTGACTGTGCGTCACCGTTCATTGCTACTGCTCACGGTCTTGTATACACAAACGCACAGCATACTAACAAGCGATGGAGTGTTATTATGGACAAGGCTCCGGATAACAAGGCACTTTCAGGACGTCAAGACATTCCGTTTCCTTTTGAAAGTGAGTTTGCAAGTCGTTTAACAATAGGCGATATTGCATATTACGATTACGGTGTTCGCAAGACCGATGCCGAACTTGGTGATGTCAAGTTTAATCATTTAAATCCAGAACATTATCATCAAGTTCCAAAACTTAATAAACTAGGCAAGATTCCAAACAAGACTAGTTGGGATAGTTTCAGTTATGCTCTAATGATGGGACATAATGTAGAATGTCACATCAAAGCAGTACAACGTGCTCAACAGTTGATGGACATCGAATGTGCTAGATTTAAGCCAGAATGGCGAACAAAAAGTGTTGAAGGTAAGAAAGAAATTGAATTTAGTGATTGGGTGCCAAACAAAATTCTATATTTTTCTACATTTGTTGAAGAACTATTCAATACCAAAACTAAAGCAGAGGCATTCGACATGATCGAAACTGCTGGACCGTTTTTGAAATCATTAGAAGGTGCTCGACTACAAGGTGGCCCTGCTGCAAATACTTTTGGTAGTTTGTTTGATTTTGAAGATGGTAAAAAGTCAGGAGAAATTGATTTTGCCAATCCCGACGATGATGACCTAAATAGTCTTGTAGCCGAATAAGGAGAATAATATGTACGAACAAAGAATTAAACACTTAGAGGAAGCACACCGTGCTCTAGATAAACAAGTTGATACTTTGGAAAAAACAGGATTGTTTGAAGACTTAAAATTGGAGCAATTGAAAAAAGAAAGGTTGCTCTTAAGAGATAAACTTGCTATACTAAAGCATAAGCAAGATAATTTTGAAACTAACCAACTCCTTAAACAAGGCTTCGAAGAGTGAAACAAAAATGTGCCATCTGTTACAAACCGGTTGCTAGTAATTGTGACTGGCGCCAAGGAAGATGTCCCCATCTTCCGTCAATGGCAGATCAAATTATCAATAATCCGTACAAAAGTAGATTTTACAACCTCCTTAAATTCTTTAAAGTAAAACAATGAAACGCAATTATACTGACGGTGTTGCAGACAGCATTACATTCTTCACAGGTGTAGAAATTGAAAAGACTCCTGCATACGGAATGAAAACTCTGTTTGTAACAGATGTTCAAGATTCCTACATTATTATGGAACTTGCTCGAGAACATAAATGTCAACACATTTACTTTGGTGCTAATCAAAGTTTTCCTAAACTAGAAGTCAACGATGCGGCACAATGGCGCCTGTGGGAAGATATGATCTATGTCTGTCTAGATAGTGGTGATGATTTTTGGTGTACATTAGATCTCGATGTAGCACAAGTAGAAGGACTATTAGAAAGTGGTCTCGTTGAGAAGCGTCAGTTCATTCCACAGATTTCGGTTAAACTGCCCTATTTACAACAGCTGGGGTATAATGCTACAATAAAGATCGACGACAAAGATTTTAAAGCAACAAATCCAGGAGTATGGTGTCATAATCTCCACGACCTTCTTGGTAGAGATAAGTTTACCAGTTGGGATCAATATGGCAAAGACGAGATTATAAGATGAGTGGTGGATATTCAACATCATTGAATACAGTTCGCCCTAAAAGACTGCCAAGAATTACTAGTAGTAAACAAGTAACCCGTACAAGCCTATATCTAAAAGAAAGACATATGAAATTAACATTAAAAGAAAGAATTCGAAACTGGCTAGGGCTAGATCCAGACGAGTATGGAGATTCAATTTCTATCAATAGAGAAGGTCCAAATATTCAATCAAACGGCTTCCGTCTAAATATCTATAGTGCCAGCGGCGGAACTATTGTAGAGACAACTAAGTATGATCGTAAAAACGATGAAGATAGAAACAGTTTGCATGTGATTACCGAAGACAAAGACTTAGGCCAAGAGCTAGCAAAAATTATTACAATAGAAAGCTTACGATGATTATTAGACAAGACACTCGTCCAAACAAGATGATTTGGGTTACCTTTAACAAAGAAGGTATACACAAATATCCAGCCGCACTTACAGATCCAGCACTTGCTACAGGTGATGAGTATGATGTGAGTTTTCTAGGCTATCCGCATCGTCACACATTCCACTTCAAAGTGTGGATCAGTGTTACCCACGATGATCGCGATATTGAGTTCATTCAGTTTAAACGCTGGTTGGAGAAACTGTACGCAGAAGGTACACTCCAACTAGACTACAAGAGTTGCGAGATGATGTCAGGCGATTTGTTTGACACTATTTCAGCAAAGTATCCAGGTCGTGAGATTTGGATTGAGGTCTCCGAAGACGGAGAAAATGGTTCATTTATTAAGTACTAAAATAAGGAAGCTATAATGGCTCGTAATTACAAGGATTATTCCTACTTTGAAAATCGCCCCGACGTTGTTCGGATCTTTGATGACTTGGATGCGTATCTTCACTTCTGTCGAATTGAATTGCGTGACTTCAACCCGGCTGATTTATATCGTAGAGAATCAGTCAACTACTCTGCTTACCTAGCCAGTAAGCGTCCACGCCGTCCTTATCAAGGAAGCAAGCCTCGGTGGGAAAACAACGGTCGTCGCAATGAGCAGAATTTTTCTCGTTGATTTAGAAGCAGTCGAAACAAGGTACACGGGACAATGGAAGTCTCATGTGCCTAACCTCTTACGAAAGGCAGGACACCATGTCAACATTATATCAGGTTCTACGGATATTCCTAGTGCTACCACTCCTGGAGCATTTCTCAACTTTGGTGGCACTAATATCTACAAGGCTAGTCAAGTTGAGCAGATGGGCCGTTTATTTTGTAGCGGAGCCGTTCATCCCGGCGATCACTTTATCTTTACTGATGCTTGGCATCCTGGTATCATAAACTTAAAGTATATGAGTGCATTACTTAATATTCCTATTAAGATTCATGCACTATGGCATGCGGGGTCGTATGATCCACAAGACTTTTTAGGTCGATTAATCGGTGATGCAAAGTGGGTAAGGCATGCTGAAGAAAGTTTCTTTCATGCTATTGACCATAATTATTTTGCCACTGATTTCCATATCGATTTGTTTGCTGAAACATTTAGTGAAACAGCAGATGACGAGTGGAAGATGTCAATGCTGGAAGAAAACAAGATTATTCGTACAGGCTGGCCCATGGAGTATATGAAAGATACCTTAGACATGTACAAGCGTATGCCTAAGCGTGATCTTATCCTGTTTCCGCATCGTATTGCCCCAGAGAAACAGGTTGAAATATTCCGTGACTTAAAAGAACATTTACCGCAATATGAATTTGTTATATGTCAAGAACAACAGTTGTCTAAGAACGAGTATCATAACTTGTTAGGTGAAGCCAAACTTGTGTTTAGTGCTAACTTGCAAGAAACACTAGGCATCAGTTGGTACGAAGGTGCTATTGTAGATGCTATTCCAATGGTTCCTGATAGACTGAGCTACAGTGAAATGGCATTAGATGTGTTTAAGTATCCTAGCAAATGGACTGAGAGCTATGATGCATATACTGTATATCGGCCAGACTTATGCCGTGCAATTATATTGCATATGGATAATTATTCTACCAGACTGTCTAGCCTAAATAAACAAGTAGACATACTAAAAGAAAACTTTTTTAGTTGCAATAAACTATTAGAGATGTTAAAATAATATAATAAATGCCATCCTCGGCTCTAACTCGGAGAAATTTAATTGACAGAATCAAGAACATATAATGAAACAGCACTAGATGTAATGAATACCAAGGAATACGAAGAAGGTTACCTTGGGGATGCAATTCGTTTTGCAATGAAGCGCGATAACAAACGTTTCTGGGCCGGAGACAATATTAGTGACTACCTACATGAAGGTGATAAGGAAGTTTTAATCGACGAAGCCGCAGAAGCATTTGAAACTGTGTTGGATCGTTTGCTTATCGATCGTGAAAACGATCCAAACTCAAAAGGCACAGCAAGACGTCTTGCCAAAATGTATTTTAATGAAGTAATGGCAGGAAGATACGAACCCGAACCAGACGCAACCGCTTTCCCCAATGACTCAGAAGATCGCTACGAAGGCATGCTCGTGGTTCGCAGTGAGCTACGGTCCATGTGCTCTCATCATCACCAGCCTGTGGCTGGGGTTGCCTACATCGGTATCATCGCCGCTAATAAACTCATTGGTCTTTCTAAATATACTCGTATCGCACAATGGTGTGCCCGACGAGGAACACTACAGGAAGAACTCTGCAACGACATTGCAAGAGAAATAATGCAAGCAACTGAAAGTGAAAATGTAGCAGTCTATATACAGGCCACTCACGGGTGTTGTGAAAACCGCGGCATCATGGCACATAGTTCACTAACGCAGACTACAGTACTTAAAGGGTCATTCAAAGATGATCCTCATACAAAGAAGGAATTCTTTGACAACATTAAACTACAACAGGAGTTTGCCCCAAGATGACAACAGCTAAAGATTTAACGGATCAATTAATATACCGTGCAAAAAACTTGCAAGAATTTGTAGTAGAACGAGATTGGAATCTTATTCCTGCAGGGGTTATTCGATTTAACATTCAACATACTGTAGGTGAACCAGCTAGAATTTTTGTACCAGCACTCACACAAGACGAAGCTGAAGATATGGTAGATGAATGGTTTAAGGAAGAAGTATGACCTTGTTGTTAAAATTACTTGATAAGCTAGGTCGTAAACGTGTTATTATGGACCGTGTACACGACGAGCCTTATTTAGAACGATATTATCTTTTCTTAAAAGAGCGTGATAATTTTCCATTTAATATATTTTTACATAAATTTTTAAAAGGTGATCCGGACGATGTTCATGATCACCCATGGGGTTATTGTACTTTAATTCTGCGTGGAGGATACTATGAATGGATTCCGCAATTTAACGCAGACGGTACCAAGTCATGTGAAGTTCGTAAGTGGCGTAACCCTGGACATTTTCGTGTATGTAAACCTAACAGCTATCATCGTATCGAATTACAGCCAGGTGTAACTGCATGGACTCTGTTTATGCCGTTAAAGAAAGTGCGTGACTGGGGATTTCTTGTAAACGATGTATGGATTCAACACGAACATTATTTAAAAACTCGTAAGGAAGTATATGAAAAAGCGGCAGGTTAGTTGGGAAGAGTATCAAGGGTTAATAGCAAAGATTTGCAGAGACATTTCCAATAGTAATTGGCGTCCTGACTATGTTGTAGGGATTACTCGAGGCGGGTTATTACCTGCTAAGATGATCAGCTATTATTTTGAGGTGCCTTGCGAAACATTAAAAGTACAATTACGTGATGGCGATTCATGCGAAAGTAACCTATGGATGGCAGAAGATGCATTTGGATACGAAATATACGATCCAATGGTATCAGGCAGTGGTCAAAAAAAGATTCTTATTGTTGACGACATTAACGACACCGGCGCTACATTGAATTGGATCATAAATGATTGGACTGCCGGGTGTTTGCCGGACGATGAACGATGGAGTGAAGTTTGGGGGGACAATGTTCGATTCGCTGTTATTTTTGATAATCTAGCATCCAAGTGTGTTACATCTATGAACTACTCTGGAGTAGAAATTAACAAGGAAGAAGATCCGGCCTGGATTGATTTTCCGTACGAAGACTGGTGGACTAAATGAGTACAATGATAAGGCACAGCGATACTTGTCAAATTATGCAGGTATCTAGTAAACGAACAATAGAAGCAGTTGTACAAGATTTTGAAGAGCATGGTAAACTTAATGTAATTTTAAATAAATCTGTAAAAATTAACATGAAATGGAACGGGTCATTGTACGAAGGAAGAGGAGCAGGAATGGACTTTACTAGTTCGGGACCTACTATATCAAGAACGCAGACAAGTGCCAGAGGATAAAATGAATCTACATTATTCATTAGATGATGCAAAAGAAGTAGGTGATGCACCGTGGGATAATATTGTACAAGATGATTTTCATGTTGTTATTTTTAAAGATAAGTATCCAGTAACTGACGGGCATTTATTATTTGTGCCTAAATACTCAGCCAACGGAGTTATTGAAGATTGTTTTGCAGATGCACTTAGCTTAGGTCAAGAAAAAGTCAAGGCCGGCGAGTGGGATGGATTTAACATTGGACTCAATTGGGGAGAAGCAGCAGGTCAAACTGTTCCCTATCCACATGTTCATTTAATTCCAAGACGCAAAGGCGATATGGAAGATCCCCGTGGTGGCGTTAGACACGTTATACCAGAAAAAGGAAATTATAAAAAATGAGTAGAGCAGTGTTCATCGGTGATAGTCACACATGTGGGTACGATAGTATCCCTGGAAAAGTAGGGCTGGGATCGTTTTCCTATTGGAATGATAACAACTACGGAGAAGTATACAGTACCACTGTAAATAAACCTGTAGCTATGTACGCTATGGCCGGTGTAAATAATCGAGTCTATACTGATTGGTTAAAAACAATGTTCGAATACTACAGTGATATCGATGAAGTGTTTTTGTGTATGGCTCCTCTCAATAGATTTGTAATTGCATTTGACGATGTATTATCTGACACCGTTATTGATGTTGATCATTTTACACTAAAGCTAGATTCACCGTATGAAAATATCGATCGCTATTCAGATCCAACAATTGTAGACAACAAAATACAACTCTTTAATAAGCCTATTCGAGACGACTATAGTAAATTTCCAGGCATGGAGTTGTCGGCAGAGCATGGGCTTAAAAATCCCAACTTGCGCAAGCATACATTTATGCAGGTTAAAACATTTTTTGATTTAAATTCGTTTACAGAAAAACGAGAGTTCTTACAAAGTGTGTATGCATGGGATAATATTTGTGCAGATAACGGTGCTAAATTGTATCTATTCAATATTACAGATAGACTAAAGTATCCGCAGACATTTGAATATTATGGCAAATTAAAATGTACTAAAATTGCTACTAAAAATGTTGAAGTATTTTTTACAGAAAAAGGTATCGATCATACACAATTCTATCTTGAAGATAAAGAACACTATAACAAAGAATATCACGAAATGATTGCTAACGAGTATTTGCCTTGGTTAAAGACTCTATGAAAATTTTAATTGCCGGTGATAGCTTTGCAGCCAAATGGCCTAGAAAAGATACTAACATCGGCTGGGTAGAGAAATTGGCAGAACAATTTGATGTTGTCAATGTTGCGCAGGCAGGGGTAGGCGAATATAAAATATACAAACAATTGACCAATATTGAATTAGAAAAATTTGATCTAGTAATTGTAAGTCACACTAGTCCAAGCAGAGTTCACACTCGTAATCATCCGTTACACAAAGAAGGGTTACATAAAGATTGCGATTTAATTGTTACTGATCTCATTGGGCATTTTCAACCATTCAATAACAATCTACAAATATCAAAGTCTTGGTTCAAATATCACTACGACGAAGAATACCAAATTGACATATATGAGTTGTTAAGAGAGAAAATAAAAAGCATAATTAATATACCGTATATTAGTATGACGCATGTTAGCATTAGTGCGGTATTATCTACTGAATTTAATAATATTGATTTTAGTAAGTTGTGGGCAGCAGAAAGAGGGGATGTAAATCATTACAACAAAAAAGGTAATGATACGATAGTTGAAACTATTTTACAAATCTTAGAAGGAGCTAAAAATGGTTAAAGAGGGATCAAGGTGGTCTGATAGCAATAGTCAAAAATTTCGTGTTATACATGTAATAGAACTCGAAGAACATACGTGGATACATTATATTAAAGATAATGCCCACAAAGATGAGACTCGAGAATATAGTTGTTATGTAGAAAGTTTTTTAGCAAGATTTAGTCCAATCGTAGAATGACGCACGACATAACAGTGACCTGGGATAACCAAAATGGATTTTGGTGGAACGAAACCTGCGCTAAGGTATTGGAACAATTTGGATTGCCGGGAGAGCGTTACACTAGTCATCCTGAAACAGATTATATGACCTTTAAATTTATTAATGAATATGATGCATTAATGTGTAAATTATTATTGAGTGATAGATTATGAAATGTACTGGGCAGATAATTCTTGCAGTAAGTTTAACTGTGTTTGCAATATATTTACTTACAGAAACAGAAAGTCACGGAGTAGTTGTATATGATTGCAGGCTAGCTGAAATATCTCCGGATATACCAATTGACATCAAAAATCAATGTCGTAGACTGCGGATGGAACAACCGCAAGAACAAAATTTAGAAAGGACTAATAATGGAAAATATACAACGTAACTCATGGACTCTTAAGGTAGAAGAGGATCCAGAAACTGGCGATGCCATGATAGCATTCCCGCCCGACTTGTTAGAAAAGGCAGGTTGGAAAGAAGGCGACACGCTAAATTGGATTGATCAAAAAGATGGTAGCTGGCAACTCAAAAAGGTTGACACAACTAGTGAAAAGAGTGTATAATAGTAATATGAGCAAAATTAAAATCGCAGAGCTGTTCTACAGCATTCAGGGTGAAGGACGCTATATGGGTGTCCCGTCTGTGTTTCTACGCACATTTGGTTGTAACTTTAAATGTGCTGGCTTTGGAATGCCTCGTGGTGAAGTCAGTCACGAAGCCACTGACATTGCGGCAACACACAAAATGATTGAGTCTTTTCAAAAGTATGAAGACTTGCCACTAGTCAGCACAGGATGTGACAGCTATGCGTCGTGGCATCCAGACTTTAAAGACTTATCACCCATGCTTGAAAGTAATGCTATTGTAAATCGCATTATGGAGATACTTCCACACAAGCGTTGGGAAGATGAGCATCTAGTTATTACAGGCGGCGAACCTTTGTTAGGGTGGCAACGTGCTTATCCTGACTTGCTATCGCATGCTAGCATGAATAGACTTAGAGAGATTACTTTTGAAACTAACGGTACTCAAAAGCTAACTACAGAATTTGCTGCTTATTTGCACACTTGGAAAAGTCATCATGATCAAGACTTTTGGCGTGAGATTACATTTAGTGTTAGTGCTAAACTTCCTTGTTCAGGCGAGAGTTGGGGAGAAGCAATTATTCCAGAAGTAGTTTGTGAATACGAAGAATACGGTACTGCATATTTAAAATTTGTTATTGCTACCGAACAAGACTTTGCTGATGCTCAACGTGCATCTGAAGAATATCGTAAGGCAGGTTTTACAGGTCACATTTATCTAATGCCAGTTGGTGGTGTTGAAAGTGTTTATGCATTAAACAATCGTAAAGTAGCCGATTTGGCCATGAAGAACGGGTTGAGGTACAGTGATAGACTTCAAGTGCCGTTGTTTAAAAATGAATGGGGAACCTAATGCGTAAATTCGTAGAAAAATTATTTGGTATTACCAAACTTAAAGAAGCTACAGAAGCTGCTATGCAGGCTGCTGAAGAATCTAAAAAATTAGCAGAAGTTGCTACTGCGGCTGCCGAACGTGCTAAAGAAGCAGAAGAGCTGGCTAAGTTAGATCCAAAGACTCGTGCTACACGTAAAAAAGAACCCTGGGTCGGAGTGTTAGAAACACATGTAAACAAAGATAACATCCGCAATGGATTTTTTGAGCTTGACTGGAACGAACAGTTTGTGTTAAAATTAAAGCAAGAAGGATACGGATTTGACGGCGACCCAGAAGAACAAATTGTGGATCGTTGGTTCCGTGAATTATGTGCAAATGTAGTAACCGACGGCGACTACGGTGGTGCAGTAAACACTGGCGTAATTGATATTAACACAGTTAAAAAGAATATTAAATGAACTATATTATAGTTGATACAGCAAATACATTTTTCCGTGCTAGACATGTTATTAACGGCGACGCTGATATCAAACTAGGCATGGCTTTTCATATTACACTTAATAGTGTTAAGAAGGCTTGGCAAGACTTTGACGGCAGTCACGTTATCTTCTGTTTAGAGGGGCGTAGCTGGCGCAAAGATTATTATGCCCCGTACAAAGCTCAACGTGCTGCTCAACGTGCCGCACATACAGAACGTGAAGCAGACGAAGAGAAAGTCTTTTGGGAAGCGTTTGATACATTTAAAGATTTTATTAAAGATAAGACTAACTGTACAGTAATGCAAAATCCACGGTTAGAAGCTGATGATCTAATTGCTGGTTGGATACAGAGTCATCCAAACGATAACCATATTATTATTTCAACAGATACAGATTTTGTGCAATTGATTGCACCCAATGTGAAACAGTATAACGGTGTTATGGAAACTACAATTACACACGAAGGTATCTTTGATGCAAAAGGCAAACGAGTCATCGACAAAAAAACACAACAACCCAAAGCTGTCCCAGATCCAGAATGGCTCTTGTTTGAAAAATGCATGCGTGGTGATACCAGTGATAATGTCTTCTCAGCGTATCCGGGTGTACGTACTAAAGGCACAAGCAAAAAAGTGGGTCTTACTGAAGCGTTCGAAGATCGTAAAAGCAAAGGATATTCGTGGAACAATCTCATGTTACAGAAATGGTCTGATCACAACGGAGTCGAACATCGTGTGCTAGAAGATTATGAACGCAATCGTCGACTTATTGACTTGACACATCAGCCAGAAGATATAAAAGTTATTATATCTGAAACAATTGCAGAAGCAACAAGTGCTAATAAAAATATTAGTCAGGTAGGACTACGACTTATGAAATTTTGCGGCCTGTATGATCTTAAAAAGATTTCCGATCAGGCGCAGGCATATGCTGAACCATTAAATGCGAGGTATACACTATGACACATGAATTACATGCTAAACCTATTATCAATGATAAGTTCTGGATTGTAGAAAAAGACGGAACAAAGTTTGCTACTTTAAGAAAGAACGAAGACAATCGATTTGTACTAAGCAATGAACTTGGTGTCAAGATCTACGACACAAAAGAAAAACTTACTAAAGAATTTGGTCGTGATTTCTTTGTTGCTCGAATTATTAAAGAAAGTAATAATGCATTGCCGAACGAAGTTCACGGATATGCTACTAGTGTAGAACCTCATAATGCAATGTTTGACATTCAACGCAAATTGCCATTGTTTACTAAAAGTAGCGACAGCAAAAGTTTATACTGTGCAGGGTATTATGTTATTCATTTCGAAAAAGGCTGGGTTAAAAGTTTTTGTCCAAAGTTAATAACATTACAAAGATACGAATATCAGGGTCCGTTTAAAACAGACTTAGAAATGAAACAGGTATTAGCTAATGTCAGCAAATAAAATACCTCAATCTCTGCCATCGGTTGACCGATTACTTCAACGTCTTAATGTTGCTGAAAAAAGCCAACAAAAAGACATACGGATTTCAATCCAAGAAGGCCGTGAACTTGTTCAAGAACTAGCGTTGTTAACGGTTAAAATGTCTAATACAGTAAACGAAGTACATCAAATGTTGTTAGAAATTAAAGCATCAACTACTCAAATCGATGTTAAATTTGACGGTGGCGGGTTCAATTAGATATAAATATATACGTGGTTATTAAAACCCAACGTATATATTATGAGTAGACCAAAACCTAAAGTAATGCTAGAACATGCAAATAAGGACACTTTCAAAGTAGAACAAATACTAGAAAGTGATGCCATATGGGCGGTGTTTTATAAAGATCAGCCGTTTAATTTAAAAAGTGGTAGTTTGGTTGCAAGCTATCCCGGACCTAAGTATAAAAAAGTAAGTTTTTCAAATCCGGGACATGCTCATAACTTAGCTAAAAAATTAAATAAAATATTTAAAACGACCGATTTTGCAGTTTATAAATTGTCTCAAGGCGAGAAGCTATAATGAACAACACTAAGGATACCTTTACTAGGGTGTTCTTAAATGCAGCCGGACAACAAGGTAACATAGATCAACTTAAAATTCAATGGTGGCAAAACCTAAGAACTAAAGACGAAGGTGGGCTACGCCTAACTGATCAAGGTATTGAATTTATAAAAACGCAAGCTGATATAAAAGTATACGAAATCAAACTCCCCAAAGAAATAAAAATTACAGCTCAAATATTAATTTGGCTAGATCAATTTATTACATCTCCGTGGCATCTATCAAAAAATACAATTAGTGTATTATCCGAAAAATCAGCATTCGAACTCTATCTGTTCTCCGGCGATATCAAAAAAATGGGGCATGCCAAAGCCATGAATAAACGCCTTTCTCAAGAATCAATTTCTTAACCCTAAATTAAACACTATTATAAATATTTCACAATGATTGAACTCAATCCACTCGATATTTTAGACTCGCGGAAAATGAATAGAATTCCTCCTCATTTCTTTAAAACAGAATTGCAAGAGGGTGAAATTTTTAATCACGAGTTAGAAGATTGGATTAAATTACGATTACGTGGTAGATATAGTTTAAGACAAATTCCATCTGTCGATAAAGATGGTAAACTTAAAAATGCTACACACGTTGCGTTTGAAGAAGAAAAAGAACTGACATATTTTATGTTAGCCTGTCCAAATTTAAGGAGATAATTATGACAGAAGAAGTTAAAGCACCAGAAGCGCAGGCATCAGAAGCGCAATCACAAGCACCAGAAGCACAGGCAGCACCAGACCTAAACGTAAATGATCTTACCGCACTTAAAAATATCATTGACGTTGCTACACAACGTGGTGCATTTAAAGCTGCCGAAATGGAAGCTGTAGGTAAAGTATACAATCGATTGAATCTATTTTTAGAATCAGTTACTAAAAAGGAATAAAAATGAAGAACTTAAAGCACATCGGTAGGATGAAAAATACAGGGGCGAAGGTAATTGTAGTGTTTAGGACTCTTCCTGGAGACTCAGGATCTGCTCTAGTACTGGGAACTTCAACGCTGACTGATTCATATCACGATGCGCTGATGACACTTCTAGAAAGCGGTCAAGGTCAAGAAGCTAACGAATTTGGCGAAATTATGTTTATTCGGCACTTTCCAGACGGTCGTCCGATGTTATCTGCATTACAAGCAGATAATCGATTACAAAAAGTTGCCACTGACGAAGTTATGATGATGCCTACACCGACATCTGATATTCAATTAGATCAATTAAATGTTTTAATTGCTGAACAACAGAATATGGCTATAGATGATCTTGCTAGCTTGGTAAACGGCGGAAAAGAGACTAACACCAAAATTGAAACTGTAGCAGAAGTCAAAGAAGTTCCAAAGACAGAAACTCCAGTTCGTGCTCAAGCTACAGAGAATACAGCATTAACTGATTTAGATATTGCTAAATCGTATCGTAGTCAAGCCGATGCAATGTACAAAGAAGCTGCACGTTTGCGTAAACAAGCAGACGAGTTAGATCCACCTAAAAAGAAAGCGACAAAGGTATCAGAAGAAGCCGGTGCCTAAAAAACTGTTTAAGCCGCCAAAAAATATCATTAAGGAGTGGCCGGAAGTATTCGAAGATATGTACATGAATACTATGCCGGTCGCTTATCTCAATAATATTAAATTGGAATTTAACAACGGTAGAATATGGGAGCTTCGTGTCCCAGACATGCTGGCAAAATCAGATCCAGATGAGGTTGCTGATAAGTTAGTAGAGTTATTTCAAGAATATCACGAAGAAATTAAAAAGATCGATTTCGAAATCGATATTGAAAAATTAAAAAAAGATGTTGCCTCTGGCACTAAGCGAATTCTTTAAAATTAAGGATTGAGTTTGTTAATTAGATTCTTATACAGTTCATCTGCAAATTCAATATGAGCTATTTCTTTTACATGATTTCCGCCATGTAATCGATCATCAGTAGCATAAGTATACAAATCAAATTTTGATAAATTAAATTCCGATGTACAAAATTCAGTATGCAATCTTTTCATTGAATGTTTAAAAGATTCCGGAAGTTCAGTTAACTCTGGATGATTGTAATCTAACCGCATTGCCCAGCTATCGCAAAAAGCAAAATACAATCGATTTTTTAATTTAGTATTTGCTAGATTTAAAAAATATTGATAATGCATTAACATTTGAAATGTAACCATTTTATCATCAAAATAAGATAAAAATACATTTTGATAAACCTTAAGATTGTCCGGGTAGGTAAATGAATGAGCTAATAAAATTGTTTCGGGATTATTTTCGTTATTAAATTTTAACAATCGTTCTTTCCCTGTTATTCCAACAATGACTAAATCAGTATCCTTAATCTGATTTTCTGCTAAATCTTTTTCGATTAGATAAATTTGTTCCGCCGATCCCGACCCCACTATAGCTCGATTTTCGTACGGCACATTTAATTTATTAGCTAAGTGCTTTATAAATGATTTTTCTTTACCTGCATTAACATACGCTGCCCAGTTGTTAGAAAACACCGGATCGTATCTTTTTATAAATTCTCTCCATCCGATCTGTTTTTTTAATAAGTCGGCGTTTGGTACATAGTCCTCATCTTGAGTTTCTGATCCAGCAGTGTGACTGCATCCGTAAGCAACTAATCTATTAAACATTTTCATTTTTAAAATTTACATTCTTTATAAACCAATTAGCTATCTTTTGATGTCCTAAAACACTTGGATGCTTTTTAGATGTATAATATTGTTCATATCCTTGTTTTATTATTAATTGATCATGATAGGGATTTTTAATTCCGTCTCCCCATGTATCATTAATAATGTCAATTAATGTATTGCCTTTTACGTCAGCCCCTATAAAATCTGCAAAATTAATATTATTCATATCCGTGTAATCCGAAGGATTGTCAAATAAATTAAATTTAATAATGCGTACTTTAAATAGTTTACTTATTTTTTCCAATACACTTAAAATATAAAACTGATCAATAATTCCAATAGTTCCGTGATCGTGAGAATTTATCAGTTGTCGATCAACTAAAAACTCTCCATAGTTTTTGCTGGTTGTTTTTTCAATGCTGCTACATCCAATTCGATCTCTAGTAGTTGTGGTCATACCAAACAACACCATGTCGCTTGTATTTATTTGATTATTATTGCATGCTAACCATAACTTATCAAGCTGAGGAAAATTTCCAGATCCTCGTTCAGCATGATTTATTAGTTCAACATTTAATTCTTTTGCAATAAGAGCGACAAAACTAACATTGTATTTTAAAAATTTTATTCTTTCACCAAAGTTCATACCATGCGTTGGGTCGAGCATAGTATTTTTATCATCTAAAAAATCATCCTGATCGCCAACTACAAAACTATCTCCAAACGCATGAATTTTCATTTAAATCCACCAATTGCAGGACTGAGGTATAGGGTTGATAAAAACTGCATTTCTGATTCTGTAAACTGTAATTGACATAGTTCGTTATTTAATCTAACATGAAACATCGGTGTCTCGTTATCGTTACCTAATAAAAATTTATTATTACCTTGATTATCATTTAATTTTGTTATCTGTTGATTAAAATATTTTTTACTCCAAGATAATAATTCATTTATATTGTTAAGAAAATAAGTCTTTTTATCTAAATGCAATAATTGTTCTGAAGGTATATTATTTTGTCTACTACGCCAAGGTAACATAAAATATGGAACTTCAAGCATATGACATAGATGGGCTATGCCGCCATCATACCCAATCACACACTCACACAAATCTTTTATTAAGTGAGCTTTTGTTATTTTATCAGTATTTCTTGAATCAATAGTTATTACATCGTATCCGGCCATTTTTATAAATTCAATAATCTTTAAATTTTCTTCAATTGGATAGGTTTTATTAAACGGAAATTCTGTTGAATTATTAGAATTATTGAAAATTTGAGATGCGTCAGTGTAACATGCAACACCAATAAACGGTCTAGCCTTGGTCGGCCGTTGAACTGTATAGTACGGACTATACATTTTAAAAAAATCATTTGGTAAAAGTCCGGTGCTGTTTTCTGTTAAAAAGACTGTTAATTTATCATCATCGATATTAAAAATTTGTTTGTATATCACAAAACTATGATATACACTTTTATGTGAAACATATAATTCAGTCACACCGGTATCTAATAAAACTGACAATAAAATTAACTCGGTTCCCATACCTCTTTCCCATGTATGGTCTAACGTTATTGTTTTTACTGGGCTCATTTTACATCTTTTACACGCCAATTACGATCTTTGTCTTCCATCTTTTCGTGTGTATAGATTCTATCGACTCGACTGTAAGTTCCGCAGATATTAGCACAATAGGCCAATTTACCGTCTTTGCAGCTAGGCTTGGTCCATGTATCAGTAAACGCTCTGTCTAAGTGATGCGCTTCCATAATTTCGTTTAACGAGTGTAAATTTAAATCAAAGTGTTCCCATCCGTATTTACGAACTTCATGATGTAATTGTAAACTTTGACTATCGCCGTGTACTCCGTTCAAATGTGTTCCCATATAACAACAAGGTATAACTCTACCATGATTGTCAATAAAAATTTCTTTGCCGCCATTCATAGTTTTTGCTTTACATTTAATTTCAGCAGAATCTAACAAACTGTTATCTTCCGATGCTAATATATCATAAACACGATCAACTCGATTCCAGTATCCGGTATCATGTAACTCACCGGCATCTTTTAAACGTTTATATTCTTCAAACCTAAACGGGTAAATGTCTACATTACTAACATCTGGTAGTGCATTTTCTAAATTTCGATTTTTTGGATTTTCTGGAGGATAAATGTAATAATCTAATTGTCCTTCGCGATCCATTGCAGCCATTTTAACTAATTTAGAACCATCATCTACACCCAACGCTTTTTTAGGATAGAATCGAGAAAATCCCATTTTCTTTGATAATTCAATTGCTTCGTCTATTTGATGTTCGTTGTGTCTAAAAATTAAATAATCCCAATTGGCAAATCCGCCAGCATCAATAAATGCTTGTGCATTAGCTATTAAATTTTTCCATTCGACGTTTCTTCGATAGATATGATTTGTATCTTCAAGGCCGTCAATACTCCACGTGAGCTCCCAACGAAAGTGATCTTTATTATGTTCTGAAAATAACTTTCCCATCTTTGACCAAAACTCAGGCTTACGCATTCCGCCATTGGTATTCATACGAACAGCAGTCTTGGGATTAGTTTCGGCAATATATTCACAAATTTCATACAAATCTTTTGCCATTCCCGGATCACCATGTACTCCGCAAAATAATACAATTTCTAATTTAGCAATAACTTCAGGTGGAAAATATTTTTTAAATTTTTCAATTGTAATTTGTTCTATAATTAAGTCAGGGCGCACTAACGGACTATTACAATGAAACCGAGCACACATAGGACATGCTGCATTACAAGCATTAGTTAGCTCAACGTGTATTTGAGTTAGTTCTTCCCAATTAAAAAAGTTATTCATTATTGAATCCTATAATCTCTGCCCACTCGGGGAATGTTGTTGCAAAATCTTGTTTTCGATAAGCGTCATGCAGTTTAATTTTTTCTTTAAATTGCTTCCATCGATATTCGTCATACTTTCCTGCTTTAATAAAACTAATTACACCCGGTAAAAAATTCTGCCAAACCAAATAATCTGGATTAATAGATTCTAATTTAGCAACTAATTTTTCTTTTACATCGTTTGGCATGTAAGAAATATTAAAATATTTGGGTCCGTGAACTAAATTTAGATACAACCCAAAATGACTAAAATCTTTATAAAATACATCCAATTGTTCTGGAAGATAAAAAATGTTCATGTTGCTTAGTGTCACACACCAGCTTATATGTATATCGTGATGAGTTTTAGAAAACTCATATGCTGTTAACATATTGCCTTTTGCTTCTTCCCATACAGCAGGATATCGAACATATTCAAACTTATCTCCAATACCGTCAATACTAAAATTTAAATTTAAATGTCTAAAATGTTTTAAAATTTTAATATTTTCAGTAGGCCATTGAGTAGCATTAGTTGCATAATGAACTTCAATGTCTTTAGAATAACCTTTGTCTACCGCAAGCTGAAGTGTTTTCCACATCTTCTTGCTCATAAATGGCTCTCCACCATAAAAATCAAATTGTTTGATAGTAGACAAGTTGTTTTCTAGGTCGTCCCAAAACGGGCTTTCATCATCGAATGTTTGATGATATTTTTTCATTTCTTGAGCATAGATTTTATAGGTAAAATTGAGTTCTTTAGATCGATATACATCAAAATCTTCCTGCATCCATGTACTGCTACTATGAGGAGCACATGTACGACATTTTAAATTGCAGGTATTTCCAAGATTCAATTCAAACTTAGCAAGACCAATAAACGGTTCTCCGCCTTTGTTTACATGACCTATATATTTTTCATTGTCACGTAGACGTTTACTCTTGCGGCCGGCGTCTTCTTCTTCCCAGCACAGCCGACATTTACTATTTCTAATTCCTTGTTGTAATTCTTCTCGAATTTTTACAAATTCAATTTTTTGAAAATTTTCCTGTATGGTATTATTGCTAAGACCCATATCTTCATCATTTTCAATCATGCAACAAATTTTTGTTGTTCCGTCATTATTTGCGCTCATTGCATGATCAGCATTAACGCACCAAGAATGTTTGTTATTATCGTTTATCATAGTTATTGTATATATCCTTACACAAATTGTAAAAATCTGTATATTCGGGAAATGTTTCTAATAAGTTTGTACTTAGACGTTTGTCATTTTCAGTAAAAAAACTATAGAAGTCTCTTCGACCTGCTTGAATTTTTTCTTCCGGAATAGTCTTGGCTTTCATAAAATCTGTTACACGTTTAAATTTTTCATATTCTAGATCGCTTAACCATTCACTGTCTTTAATAAACTGTAATGTGTCATCCATATACGGCATGAAATCATCTGTAAGAATATTAATCATCCAATGTGGAGGCTCTTTCAAATATGGAGTATCAAACTTGATAGCTTCTGTTCCAAATTCTTTGCGCCATTCAATTACTTTCTCTAACAAACTCTTAAAGTTAGTAACACATAATACATTAAATGTACACATGAAGTTTACTGTGGTGCCTGTGGCCAGTACAGCTCGCATATTACGTTCCCAATGAACACAATCTAATCCTGTACGCATGTATTCTGCTTGTTCTCCCCAACTATCGATGCTGGTGTAAAAACTAAAGCTACGAATTTTCTTTTGTGTCAGTAATGATTGTACACGTACTATCAAAGCATCTACTTTAGCAAAGCTCACTCCTAGATTACTGTTGAGACTAATTTCTAACTGGGGTGCAGGTTCTTTTTCTAACAAGTCAAAAAACTGCATTGCACCTGGATTCATCAACGGCTCTCCGCCAGTAATTCTTAGTGTGTGAAGATCGTTACGCAGGCTTGGCCACCAGCGCCAAAATGCATCAATATATGGGTTCTCATCTTTAGGGCCGTAGTAAGTGCCATTAGACATGAACTCAATACCGTATTGATTATAGGTTAGATCGTAATTGCCGTGCTTTTTAATTTCTTCGGTCCACATGGTGCTTGCTTGAGGACAGCAATACCCGCAACGATAGTTACATCCGTTGCCAAAACTAACTTCTAAGTAACGTGGATTAATAGGAGCATCCCACGGCAATGCTGCTACTTCATCAATGATTGGTACAGAATAATCGCTAGAACTGTGAATCATACGATCGCTAATATGCTCTCCTTCCAAATCTTCAATATTCCAACAGTAGTAACACTCTTCCGGACGTTCACCTTCAAGCATTTTTTTACGTTGTTCTTTTTTCCATTTGGTATTATGTAATGCACTTGCATCAATAGCTATTTCATCTAATCCAATATGATGTGGGCGTGGATGATAACAACTGTGGTTGTCTCCTGTGTGGAGATACAGTGTTTGATGCAGCCATTTCATAGTACAAAAGCTAGGACTAATTGAATTTAATTTGTCTCTAACTAATTTGATATATTGTAATTTATGATCCATTTTCTAACCTTTTAATTAAATCTACTTGCCCTGATATACGAGTTTCTACAAACTCTGTTACTATTTTTACCAATTCGTTGTGTACTGTTTGATCTTTAATATGGTTTGGTCGAATGTCTTTTAGAAAGTAATTAACGACAGCTTGTGCTGTTTCGAAAAGTGATGCTTCTTTCCTTGAAATATAAATTAATGCAGGACGTACTTCGTTGTCAAATGTATCTGCATATTGATATTGCTCTGGATTAATATTAAACATAAATGTATCTAACCAATTTGGATTTTGTCTTGTAGTTCCTGCGTATCCCGATGGAAACGACCACAATACCAACAATCTAAGATTTTTTTCTTTTACAACAGATTTAACCTCGTTCATAAATGTTTTTTGATATAATGTTTCCAACTCATTATTATAAAAATTTTTATAATGCATTTTGTACATGCTTTCAGTTCTTTGAATTCCTGGATTTAAATAGAATCGAGATGGATCAGACCATCCTAAAATAATTACATCAGACGGGGTAAACGAATGAATATATTTTAAAAATTTAAGATAGATTTCGTGATTACTTAGTCCTCTATCCGCTTCATTTATAACAGAAAATTTGCTAGCTAATTGCGTGGTCCACGGGCGTGTAGCTTGGTCAAAGTATGGCTCACTGTTAAAAAAGCTATCGCCAAAAATATAAATTTTAGCCATCAATGTCCTTACATTTATTCCAGAAGTTTTCTAGTTCAGGAAAAGTTTTTAAAAAATCTGTTCCTCGTCTACGATCGTGCTCTGAGAAAAATTTATAAAAATTCTCCATGCCTCGATCTTTATTAAATCCTGTATCTGAGTTAATCCAATCGATTAATCGTTGGACTTTACTAATTTCAAAATCTTTAAAACCCTTGTGTCTATTCCAACGACCTTCTTTATGATGAATCATAAATTTCATTGCTCGTTCTAGTTCTGGAATTAATTCCGGAAGTAATTTAGGATTTAAATAATCAGGGTCCTGCAACTGCGGCATATCAAACCAAACTAGTTGTCTATCTTTATTATATTTTTTTCTTAACTCAAGAATGTATTCTACGTAAGAATAAATTCCCGTGTAGCTCAATGCGTTAAATGTAATAATAAATGTTAAACTGTGCTTATGACTGTATTTTAAATATTCTCTAACATTGGCATCAAGTTTCTTAAAATCTAATCCGTTACGAACATACTCACCTTGGGCTCCAATATTATCCAAACTACAAAAAAGCATAAAGTGATCAATTGCATCTGCATCAGTTAATTCTTTAAGACCCCAAAAGAATTTGGTCCATTGGTTGCCAGGAGGGCAACAATTGCTGGTAATACTTAAATGCAGATCTGCTTTAGGATGTTCTTTGACATAGTCAAACATGCGGAACGTGTTTTTATCCATCAACGGTTCACCCCCAGTCATCCGGAACGTTTGTAATGTAGGATAAATTTTAGGTAACCATTCCCAGAATGCTTTTAAGTGTGGGTTATCAGATCCGTTATTAATCTGCATTTCGTTTTGAATCCACGAAATATCGTTATGCCGTCTATCACTTAAAACATAAGAGCCTTCTTTTTTAATCTCGTCCATCCATGCTGTACTTAGATGTGGACTACAATATGCACATTTGAAATTACAGGCTTGATTAAAATTAACTTCAACGTATCGAGGATTCGCATTACCTTCGTGTCCTATAGCTAATGCTTCTTCAACAATTCCCTCTTCCCAAATGTCTTTGCTTCTATATGCCCTGTCACTAAGCTGACTTCCGCTATCTTCTATTTGCCAGCAAAATTCACATTCTTGTGGCCGAACTCCACTTAGCATCAACAGCCTCTGTGATTTTTTGTATTTGGTATTATGTAAAGCACTCACATCAATTGCAATTTCTTCTAATGGAACTGCATGATTCTTAGGATGGTAGCAACTGTGTGTACGTCCAGTGGGAATGTGTATACTAACGTTGAACCATTTAGCTAGACAAAAACTTGGACTTACTTCGTTAAGTTCTTTGTAAACGAATTCAGCATCCATCATGTAGTGGGTTTGATATTTCCCATCTACTTTTTTAATTTCATTACCTTTTATGTTTCTATCAAATTTCATGTTGTTGTTTTAACCAATCAAAGTCATTTATCTTTGATAACATTTCCGGACTATCTTTATTTTCTTCACCGTATTTTCTACCAGCAATTGCACCCCTAATTGCATCTTGCGCATACTTACCTTCAGCAACAGTACACCAAATATCTAATCGTTCTATAGTTTCTGTACTGTCTTGTCTATTAATAATTTTACTAGATAATTTTACACACTCTCTAAATGCTGAACGCCATGTAGCAAAAGAATCAGTATTAAATGCCGTAATATTACTAACCTCTGGCATTGATTTAAACCTAGAACTAATTGATGTTGTCATATCTGTAGAACCCACATCCATAGATAAAGTGAGGTCCCTTGGTAATAGTTTAACACCTCCGTACCCGTATGTCAAGTCATTTAATGGATTCTGACTCTGCCAAACGTGAACAATATCTCGTTCATATCTTGATATGACATATGTAAAATCAAAGGTAGGAATTACAATAGCATCACCGTCAACTACCCAAAACATTTCAGTTGTTGCAATTTCTGCCGCCTTAATGTGTGCTTGATGTATTCCCTTGACTCCGTGAACTCGTTTAGCGTTAGGAAACCTTAATTGCAATTCTTGAAAATTCTTGTCAGCTGTTGGCTCGTTATAACTAATAAACACAATATCGTACAATCTGTTTTGAGATACTATCCCTGCATGTTCTTTTTTAGAAATTAAAAATCTAAAATCAATTTCTTTTTTTGTCACTACTTGAGCTGTCGACATTAGCATAATTCCGTTATAATTTGTTTCATTACGGAACTTGTTTTCAAAAACATGATTTATATTTCTATCAAATTCATATTTTCCATCGTTAGGATCAAAGTACAAATCAAACACTGTGGTGTCTGTGATTTCTATTTCAGACCAATTTACCCAGAACATTTTTTGTGTTTCGGTAGATAAAATGTCTTTGTATTCTTCATATGAAGAAATTGTATATTGCGGGTAGCGATATCTACTGGCTACAACATCATGTTCTTTTTTATCAATTAAAAACTTTCTAGAAAATTCTTTTTTTGATAAAGTTTTATTTTTAGAACATAAAATAATTCCACCAAGATATGATTCTTTTTCATTGCAGAGATTTTTGAAAACGTGATTCATTTCACGATCAAAATCATATTTTCCATCGTTAGGATCAAAGTACAAATCAAATACACTATTGTCAATAACATGTGTTTCAGGCCACAATAGCCAGAACATTTTTTGTGTTTCGTTAGCTAGTATATCTTCGTATTCTTCAAAAGAGGAAACGGTGTATCTTGGATAACGATATCTACTGGCCACAACATCATGCTCTTTTTTATCAATTAAAAACTTTCTAGAAAATTCTTTTTTTGATAAAGTTTTATTTTTAGAACATAACACTACACCAGAAAGATATGATTCAACTTTATCGCAGGCGTTTTTAAAAACATGATTCATATCTCGATCAAAATCATATTTTCCGTCATTGGGATCAAAGTATAAATCAAATACTGTGTTATCAATAACTTCTATATCCGACCATACAATCCAAAACATTTTTTGTTTTTCGTTAGCCAATATCTCTTCGTATTCTTCATACGATGCAACATTATATTTTGGATATCGATACCTACTGGCCACAACATCATGTTCTTTTTTATCAACTAGATATCTCCGAGAAATTTCTCTGTTTGATAATGTTTTATTTTTGGAGCATAATACTATACCACTAAGATACGATGCAGTTTCATTACACATGTTTTTAAACACATGGTTTGTATCACGCTCGTATTGTTCGTGATATTCAAAATATAAGTCAAAGACAGTTTCGTCAATAATATCAACGCCGGCCCAAACGCACCAAAACATTTCTGTTTTTGCTGTTGCAAGTGCTGTTTGATAATCCTCGTAAGTATCTACAATAAATCTTTCATAATTGCAAGGACCACTTGCTACAATATCCCATTCTTTTCTTGCAATAGGAAAACGATAATTAATTTCTTTTTTAGATAGCGGTAAATGTGTGCTGCACAAAAATACACCATTATAAAAATTTTTATTATTAACTCGATGCACAAATGCATGATTTTGTGTTCGGTCAAATGCGTTTAATTGTTTAAAATATAGATCAAATTTAAACGTGTCTACGTGTTTAAGATTGTGCGAAGACATCCAAAATAGCTCAGTGGTGCTAGTCTCTAATGCATTGAGATATTCTTCATGGGTATCTATATAAAATATATCGTACGGCTTAGGTGTTGTTGCTACTATGTCGATTTCTTTTCGATTTATAAAATATCTGCTGTCAAACTCTCGCTTTGATATTTCAGAGACTTTGGGAAACAAGCAAAGCCCTTCTTCTTTGAAATCCCCGTTTTTAAATGTATGGATATACATGTTATCCCATTCTGTAGCCGAATAAGATTGCAGGTCAAAATCTTTAGATAACACCATGTTATCCCAAATAACCCAAAACATTTTTGTAAATGCTTTTTTCTTTATCTGGTCAAACGATGTTGTATTTCGAAGTTGTTGAGCCGTAGGATAGCGAGACTTAAAATTTAACCAATTTTCAGTATCGAAAGAAACGGTAGAAATGTAAAATATATCATACATTTTCTGGCATTCTATAATAGGTTGCGTTTAAATTTAACGTTTCGTTATATAAGTCGTATGTGTATTTGCTTTGATCAGCATCCATGTATACCCAATGTAATCCTAGTTTATATTTTAATTCATTGCCATAATGTTTAACTAATTCAATAATTTTGTCTTGATCGTTTTCTATTGATTTAATTTCTTCGTTATAGATATTTCGAAGAACTTCAAAATCTCGAACTTGTACATAGTCCCAATCAGTGCAATTGGTCATATATGTTCCGTGCCTAGCACCAAGTACAGCGTATATTCCGTTTTCTTCGTGTGCGCCGACCGTACTCCACATACGCAGTCTATGAATATTGTGCCACCATATGCGTTCTTGAATCTCAGATGGCAGAACTTTAACACCGTCAAGTAATGTCATTTTGACGCCTTCACGGAATCCAGCTCGCCATGCGTGGAACGGGCTGGATGTAACATGGCTATCACTAAAGCTCATAGGAAAGTTTTTGTACCCATCTTCCCAACAAAAGTCAACCTGGCCTCTATCGCTATCAGAATTTTCATGTGTTTTCATATTCAACACAAACTCTTTTTTCCAAATTTTTAATCCGCCGTTTCCGTATCGCAATCCGTTAATTACGTTGCGGCCACACCATCCATAAACTTGTATCTTAGGATCGGTCATTTCGAGATCTAAATTAAAAAATTTAGGATCTACAATGTTGTCAGCATCAACAGTTACAAACCAATCTGTTTCACTTAAATTAGCAGCAGCCTTGTGAGCATGGTCACTACCTTTAACTCCATGAACACGCTTGGCCCAAGGCACCTTGGCACACAGATCTGCATAGTTTAAATCTGCATTGGGTTCATCGTAACTAAGAAATATTACGTCAAATTCTATTACTTTCATTTTTTGTCAAATAGGTAAACAGGAAATAATCTTTTTGTATAGATACTAAATTTTTTATCAAGATTTAAATCTTTAAAAATTTGTTTGTTTTTAATCAAGTCACTAATAGAAAACTTAATTGTGTGTTTAACAATATTAGGGTCGTTATATTCTGTGATGAGGAACGACATTTCAGTATTTTCGGCCCAGTGTATTTTACGTGTTTTATATTTTTTTGATATCATAAAAGTCAACGAATTGTCTTTTTGAGTTACTAACACATCCGGCTCTAATAATTCAGCATACATGCGATCCATGATTCTATGTAACACATCATCAATTTTTGTTAATCGTTTTATTTCGGCAATTTCAAACGAGCCCGATGCAATGTCAACAAAACAAGAATTTAAACTCACCTTTCCTTCGTTGATCAAATGAGCAGTCTCGACATCTACCGAAACAAAATTTTCTGTATCAGGCAATGCAGTTGATGGATACAGCCCTGTTACTTCACCAGTGGTAGTATCAAACATTGCATAATATTTTATTTCAGGTGGTTTATAATTTGCCAACCATTCGTCAAAGTCTATTTCTGCCATAATTTTTCTTCCTGTAAGCTGATTATTTCTTCGGTAATCAGTTGTTTTTCTACATAATGCACAATGTCTGTTTGTTTAAAATTTCCAATTTTAATTTCGTTGTCAACGTTAAAATAAAATCCCACATGATCAGTCCATTGGTTAGACGGCCATGGCCAATTTTGAACCATTGGTTTCATATGTACAACTTTTGGAAAATCTAATTTGTATGCAATTACATCAACAATATCTAAAATCTTTGCAGATAAAGCAAATGCTTCATCAGTACCAATGACCTTGGGTTTAAAATGTAGACAAAATATATTTTTAAATTCTGTTGGATTTTTAAGAATATGTCTACCTAGAGTAAAGAATTCTTTAGCTAACTCTGAATCCTTTTTAAAGAATGTATAAAAAGAATATAAGTTAGGTAACAAGTTTTTTGTAAATGCTGTACGATAAAAGTCGTTAGTTACCATTTCTCCACGATATGTAAATGCATTGTTAGCAACATACAACTCGCTGTTTTCAATAAAATATTTTGCCCAATGACTAACATCACGAGTAAACAACATATCAGCATCAAGACAAATAGTATTATCAAATGGGGTTAACTGATCCATCCAACTACGCCCATCCCATCCTGCTTCTTTGTCCCACTCAATGACGTGATCAAATACCCATTTTGATTTTAAACCTTCAGTTGCTTCAATATCATTAGTAACTAATGCTACATTGTTATAACCGTCTGGTTGTGTATTTTTAATACTAAGTGCTAATGAATACGCTAATTTAGTGTAGTTTATATCGTCGTTTTTTGCAACAATAATTAAATATCCGAAGCTCATATTAACTCCAATAATTTATCTTTGTTTCGTACAATACTTTGTTTATTCATCACGTGTACATCTTGATCTTTAATCGAGCATGCTGTAAATTTTTCTTCTTTTAACTTGTCAGAAATAAGAAATACTAATCTACCATCTTTAATGTCAAACAACATATCAGTATCTACTACTGTTAACAACGGTGGTAACGTGTTCAAAAAGTTTGTTTCAAATCCATCAAGAAAATGTTTTGCTACGCTAAACGCAATATCATTACGATATTGGCGAGAATCAAATCTATAGATATCACTATATTGATTGTAGTTGTCTCTAATATATTTTACTAAATCAAAAAATGTTTTGCTTTCTTGATTTTTGGTAAACATAACGTTGGTTGCCCAAAATAAATGAACGCCAGTTTCGGAAACATTCTTATCTAAAAATCCAATTCTATCTCCTTGGATATCATTCATAGATTTAGAAATTAATAAACTATCTTCCATGTCCCAATAGTTATTGAGTTGATCTGAAAAAATCAAGTAGTCACAATCTAATAATAATGTTTGATCATATGGGGTTAAATCCCAAGCAGATGCCCTACCGGCATTTAAAAAAGGAACAGTTTTAGATTCTGTACCGTCATTTAACCGGCGAGTATTTGTAGTCGGCGGACGTTCAATTGATATAATTTTTTCAAATACAGAATTGGCTTTATCCCATATTTGTGACTCTTTCATCCAAGCAATCGTAGACATGTCTGTTACAAGAGTTAACGGGATTTCAAGATGTTTTTTTGCAAGACCGCCCGAAATTACTGCTAATAATGCGTAATCAACATCTCGACTATTGTGAGCAAATATTAGGCCGCCGCGATTCATAAATCAACCAATGCTTCCACAGATCTACTTTTTTTAATTTTTTCGTATTCTTCATAATACTCGTAAGTAGCTGTAAAATATCTATCTAATATTTCGTCTTTAAAAGAAACAAGATCTTCAATTAAAATAGGATTTTCGTTTGCATCAATAATAGGCACACGCACGGTTCTTTCTTGACTAATCAAAAATTGTACAAATGCTATTAGTGTTTGATTGATTTTAAAGATGCCGCCGTTGTGACCAAATGTTAATTTGCCGTCAATGCGTTCTTTTAAAGTCTTGCGTTGTATTGCAAGTGTTTGTTTGTAATTGGAAAAATCTAAAGCGTTAGTTAACAGAGCTTCCATTGTTTACTCCTATAATATAGTCAGTTTATTTATGTGACCATATTACAGGGCGGAAATTTTTTTAAACGCCTGTTATTGAAATTGTACCGTAAATTGGAGAAGGAATTGAAAAAGAATTAGCAGTTAGGTCTGGGTACAATGCACCAACTGCTCGAAGTTGACTTATGGTTAATGCCATTGTTCCCTGAACAGTACCGTCTGGCGGATTAAAGTTAGGAGGGTATCCAGCAAGTATGTCCGGATCCACATATCCGTCAGTCCAAACTACTGTGAATGTAATGACTGTTGCTCCGCCGGATGCATTAGACGGAATATTACAACTAGCTCTTAATGATATATTATTACTTGTGTAAGTAGATGACGATATCGAATAAAAGGTTTGAGGTGAGTTGGTTAACGAATAAAAATTTGTAGACGGAGAATTGCCACCAAAAGTAACAGTTCCCATATTACTTGCCAATGTTTGCCAAGCATTATTTTGGGCATTACTAACCCTGGGGGTGAATGCGGATGCAAATCTAATCTTGCCGCCTGTGTTAAAGAAATGCCTAGCTGCGTCGCCTGTTGTAAAAGTTACTGTAAACGATGTTGAAATTGAGTTTTGCCAAGTTGGAGTATATGATGCTGTGCCTTTAGTTTCTGTAGCATACTGCCCGTTTCCCAAATCAAATCTATTTGTGTTAGCTTGATTTGCCAAGGTAAGATACTGAAAATTAGGTTGAGCTGCTCCGTAAGAAATTACATCGCCTTCATTGATTGTAACAATACTTGGTACCGCTCCGCTTTGATGTACAATAGCATTAACTATGTCAAAGCGGAGTCTGTCCCATTGACTTTTAGATACAGAATCTCCAAGGACTGTAGTAGTGCTCAGTGCTGTTTGGCCGTACCCAGCTGTACCGGCGCCGTTGCCGAGAACAGGATTTATAATATTTCGTATATTATTATAATCCGGTACGCTGATTGTATCATGAACTGGCATTCTTATTCTCCAACTGAGTATTTAAGCAATTAAGAAATGCTGGTTAATGAATATGATGACGGTGGAGTAATGGCAAACGATCCGGGAATTAATGCTGGATACAATGCACCGGATGCACGGATTTCAGATACATTTAATGTTAACGTGCCGTCTACTTGATCGCCAGGAGCAGGCGTTCCCGGATCAACATATCCGTCCATCCAAACAATATTAAAATAAAAAATTCTTGCATTTCCTGCAGAATTAGCAACGTCTGACTTTACCTGTATAGAATATGTGTTGCTCTGGTATGGGTTTGAAGATGCACTTGTTTTCCAATTTTGGTAATTTGCTGTAAGATTATACGCTGTTAATCCAGCTGATGTGGCACTAAAATCAATAGATCCTACCGAATCTAAAAGACTAGTCCATGATGTGTTTTGTGCAACTGATGCACCGCCAGTTCTTGCTGATAAAAATCTAATGCGGCCGCCGGAGTTCCAAAAATATCTTGCTTGATCGGCTGTGGTAAATGTTACTGTTAACGTGCAAGATAATGTGTTTGACCATGCTGATGTAAATGATCGGTTAGCTCTTGCTGTAACTATAGATTGACCAGGTGCTAATAAAAATCTATCTGTTCTAATTTGATCAGACATTGTATTGTATTGACTGTTTGGATGAGAAGCGCCATATCTAATTGGATCTGTCGTTGAAACTTCTGTTAATACAGGAACAGTATCTAACTGATGCACACGAGCATTAATAAGATCAAACCTCAACGCATCCCATTGAGCTTTAGTAATTTGTCTTTTTGCTTTTTGTGCTAGTGTTTCAGTTGGTATTCCAATTGGCGGAGCATATTCTACAGTATCACTTATAAGATTTTGGCCGTATCCGTAAGATGCAGATCCAACTGCCATTACTTCTGCTATCTTAGCTCTAATGGTATTGTAATCTGATGCTTCAATAAATTGTCCTGCGCCTGCTGCCATGATTCTTCCTTATAATATAACTGCTTCAATAATTTTTTCTGATATATCGCTATTTGTTTCTAGAGCAATAGCAAATACATCGTTAGCGTGAGGAACTGCTCCGACTGCACATCCGTTGTTAGAAGCAACTAATCGCTGACCCTTGGCTACTGCTCCAACTACTCTAACCGGAACACGACCTTTAAGAGCAACATATATGCCGCCTTCTAAGTCTTTGTTCATCATAAACGCTGGATTGGCCGAAACTACTCCGATAGCTCTATCACCGTACTTGCAGGCAGTAACTTCTTTTTCACCGCCAATAGTTAATACAGTTCCATCTGCATACTCAGTATCTGGTAGATATTTTTCAGCCAAGTCGGCGTATCTAGCTGCTGTAGCTGTACCTACAAATAATTCTGCTGTTAAGTAACCAGATACATCTCTTGCAGCAATGGTGTTTGCATCAGCAGCAGTTGATGTAGTTCTATACGATGCACCAACTTTTAACGAGTCAGCCTGCGTAGCTGGGCCAATAAAACTAGTGGCTTTAAGATTTCCGCTGGTATCTCTAATTGCAACTGTTGATGCAATTGCATTAATGTTTGGTGCATAACTAGCAATGGTATCTGCTGTCTGTGCAGATCCTCTAACGTCTCCATAAACGTCGCCATATACTACCGAGCGAGTTGCTAATGTGCCAAGCTGACCATAATAAATTTTACTTGCGGAATCGTATGCAACTGAGCCTGTTGAATCTTGAATGTTGCCGCGATGACTACCTGTGGTATTTCCAATCAAGTTTCCGTTAAATACCCCGTAGAAATTTGAAGCATTTACTTCAGACCAAATTCTAGTTTTACCGCCATCAACTCCGCCTAATTTTAACGTAGCATTAGATGCTGGATACAATCCCGATGATCGAATCTTGAGAACGTTTGCACTTTCATTTTCATTTAATCTTACTCTAAAAACAACAGGTGCAGCTACTTGTCGTTGTTCAATTACTACTTGATCCTCATCTCTTAACGGGTCTCCATTGATTGAAGCAAAAAACGGATCTTGACTTTCTTTATGTACTAATAACTCTTTTGCAGCACCTAGATAAAATCCGTTATCATTTTTAAACCAAACTTGTTCTTCAAAATTTAAATCGCCTTTTGTTAAAAACGACGATGCGGTAAGACCACCTAATTGAAGTGAGTTTGATGCAGTACCCCAAAAATATTGTTGTGACGTTGCTGATGTAATTCCAGTAGTTGCGTCTGTGTTAATTAAAGTTATGCCTTTCTTAACACGATTAAAACCAGTAATAGGATTAATGTTACCAATAACAAAATCAACCTTGCTAACTATTGCAAGAGTTACGCCGCCAGCTTGTAATTCTACGATAGGAACAGGTGTTCCCAGCGTATCAACAATAGTTCTACCAACTGCTCCGCTGGCACCTGTGTCAGGAGTGGCTGCAGGTCCAATTAGTACAAAATTTGTTCCGGACCAAGTGTAAAGTTGTTTAGATGATTCGTTAAACCATAAATCGCCTGCTGCTAATTCACTAGGAGCATCTATGCTAACTACTGCGCCGCTGGCAACTTTGTATTTTACACCATCATAAAATTTTAATTTTTTACTGCTGCTATCATACCAAATTTGTCCGATTATGGATTTAGGTGGCTCAGATGTACCAGAAAAGTTTTGCAATAGATGTAGGAAATTTTCATTTTGAATTTCCCCGTATCCAGCATAGTTCTTTCCTACAAATCTTAGATCTGTAGCGGTGTCAATAGTACCATCTTCTACTGTGGTTAAAATTGACCCGTTATAATTGTTTACCTGATAAGCCATTGCTCTGCTCCATAATCTATTGTTATTTATCTGTACTTTTTTTTAGACCCTGCCGACAACAACTTCAATAAAACCTTCAATTCCATCAAAGTTTTCTAGGGCTTTACCAATAATTGTGCCAATCTTAGGGTCTAGTGTAGGGCGAGCATATCCGCTTCCACCACTAACTAGCATATCACCTTTGCGTATTGTTCCACGGACTTTGCAAGGCACACGACCCTGTAACGCCACAGCAACAACATTACTTCCTGTTAATTCACTGTTCATTAAGTATGCTGGATTTGTTGACACAATTCCAGCTACTCTACGTGTTTCATCTTCAGCAACAGTGACTTCGAAATCTCCGCCAAATTCTAAAACAGTTCCTGGCTCATATTGCTGGTCAGCAACATAATTTTCTGCTAAGTCAGCATATCTTGCCGATGTAGCTGTACCAATAAATGAGCCTGTTGTGATAAAATTGTTGGCTCCTGCATCTAAGTCTTTGTTGATGTTCCATTTATTGCCGGATACTGTATACGTAAATGTTGCTCCGGCACCATCAATTTCAAATCCAGCACCGTTTGCTGCTGCCGGTGTTGCAGCGCCTTTGGCCAATGTTACTAACAAGTCTTGAATTGCGGTTTGTGTTGAATTAATTGTTGTTACAGAACCCTGAACTGTAAAATTTCCAGCTACTACTAAATTGCTTGAAACTGTTACAGTATTGGTTCCAGTGGTACTAGGCAAAATCGTATCAGTTTTTGTAGTTATTGCATCCGAAGTGGATGAATATACTGTATTGAATCTATTAGACTTAGCGGCAAGATTCCACTGTCCGTTTGGATAGACAGTTGGATTAGTATCGTCACCGCCGTAAGCATCGTCGCCAGGTCTAATATTGATTGCCGAATACCCACTAATAGATACGTTGTCGGCCACGCTGATTTGAAAATCTTGAGTTGTAATAATCTTCGATATAGAATCTTGGATTAACAATTGATAATCATTAGAAGATCCAAGTGTTATTCCCGACGAAGCAACTCTTAAAGAATTTAATGTTCCTACTGTGGTCAACGACGATTCGATCACTGATAAATTTAGTCGAGTGCCCGTTAATGTATTTGCATCTGCTGGAATTGTAATATTTGCGGTGCCATCAAATCCAACATCATTAATAGTACGAACCGAAGATAGTCTATCTGCTGAAAATGCATTTCCTGCCAATGATGATCCAATAACTGTATTTGCTTGAATGATGTCAAATGTACTGGTAGATCCGGCAGGAGCAACTACTTTGCCTTTTAATGTTGTCGCTTCTACTGTTGTTGCTGCAACGGTAACTGCTGAAAATCCGCCGGCTGCATCTCTTGCAACAATTTTGCCAGCACGTGAATCTGGACCAGCATCAACTGACCATGTTCTTGAAACTGCACCATCAAAATTGCCGCCTACAAGATACTCGCCTCGTGTTAGAGTACCAACTGTTGACGATTTAATAGTTATATTGTTTTCGCCTGTGAATAAGAATCCGTTAATAGTAGGAGTGTTTTTAAGTGAAGTTGCTGTGTCAGCATTTCCTTTTAAATTTCCATGAACAAACGATCCGTCTTTAATATTGAGGCCGGACTCAAGCAAACTAAATCCAGGAATTTCCGACGTTGCATCTATTGTATATCGTTCGTTTGAAAAGATTGCTTCTACTACACCATCAATATTGATAGCTAGTACTGGATGTTTTAATGTATTGTTGTCAGTGAGCTCTAGTGCTTCTGTTTGAGTTGAATCATATCCTGCAACACCTTCGGGGCCTATTACTTTCCACCCGCCATCATTGAATACACTCAATTGTTTAATGGCAGAATTAAACCAAAAATCTCCATCAGTAGCTGCCACCGGTGTAGTTGTTGATACGTTTGCCGAAGCTGCCGATTTCCAATTAGCACCGTCATATAGTTTTAAAGAATTTGTTGCATTATTATACCAAAGCTGGCCCGACAACGGACGGATAGGAGGAGCCGAATTAGAAAAGTTTTCTAATAAGTAAACAAAATTTTCATTTTGCACACTACCGTATCCGGTATAATTTCGACCAATGAGATTAACGCTGGTTGAGTTGTCTAAGACGCCGTCTTCTAAGACTACTATCTGACTTCCATTGTATCTATTAAGTACATATGACATTTAAATCGCCCCTAAAATATTGTGCATCATGATGGAACCCGCCATATTCCGGTTTGCAGTTGGAAAACCTTGACGGTTCTAAATACTGAGAATGTTGGTGGCGGTACGGTTACCGGAGTAAAGCTAACATTGTTAACTCCAAATGATGTGCCGCCAGGAGTTGCAGACCCAGGAGTAAGTGGGGTTATAAATTCTGTTGTGCTAGTTCCAAGATATGTGTTCAAATTAACTGTAGATGCACTATTTGATAATGATGTACATAGTATTCGTGCAACTGTGCCTTCTTCGTATTCAGTAGGAGGTGCCACTTGAGTCAACCATGATGCAATACCAAAATCCGAAATTGCATCTGAAGTGTCCATGCTGAATACAATATTTCTACGACCAATTGTTGAGTCTACATAGTTCTTTGTTGCAGCATCTTGCAGTGCTAATGGATCGCCCATGCCAGTAATTCTTGGTCTACCCACTTCAATTTGATCAATATATCGATCACCGGTAACTTGTTTTAATGCAATATTTCCAAGACCGTTAGGAGCAATCTCAATGTCTCTGTTTGAATCAAGTGTAGAAATACGATTTCTATCAAGACGCATATACGGGGTTGGACTGTTGCCTGAAGGTGTCAACGGAGGGCCGCCAAGGTTGTTGTCATCTGGTAATACCGGGCCAACCACTAACTTAGACTGTGTACCGAAAGAAGTTACACCTGGAATACTAGTAATATTCGATCCTAGTGCTGTAGACGAAATAACTTCAACACCGTTGATTGCAAAATATTTAGATCCTACTAAGTTAATGTGGTCATTAACATTCCATGCTGTTCCTAATTGTGGCAACGACACACCGTTATTTTTCCAAACAATTGTATGGTTGGTTAACCCCTTTAATGTGATACCACCGCCGTCAGCATCGGCATTTGTTGTTGCACCAGATGCTAACTCTATATTTTTATCTTCAATTGAAAGATTTGATGTATTAACAGTGGTAGTGTCACCTTGTATTGTTATATTTCCTACTACCGTTAAATTTCCGCCAATAAGTATTTCGCTTGTAAGATTAGTTGGATATAACCCCAGCGACTGGCTAACTGAATTAATAACAATCGCCGAATCAACTGCGGCACCACGTTTGACTTTGATGGAGATATTTTTATTTTCTGAATCATTTAAAAACGTAATATCTCCGCTGTCTACGTAAATTTGTGCCTGCTGCGCATCTCCAATAGCAATTCCACTATTTGATGTAATTGCTAGTTGACCGTTCATGATGTTATCAGTGTCACGTCTTAGATAAGAAGCAGCTGGCTGATTACCTAATGCATCAGCATTTGTCGAAGTTACATTAAATTTAAATCCGCTAATTGTACCAGCATTAAAACCAGGTATAATACTTCCACTAAATCCGCCAATTGCTCCCTTTGGAGTAAATGCATCTTTTGAAAAAATTCCCAATAATGTTCCATTGTCATACAATGAAGTAATAACTCGATTTTGATTCAAAGAATCTAAAATATTTGAAACAACTAATCCACTGCGCCCTTGGCCAGCAGTGTATGACGGTCCTAATAAAATTGTATTTGTGCCATCATAGAAAAACAATTGCTTGTTAACATTGTCAAACCATAAGTCGCCAACACCTAATGTTGTAGGTTGTAAATTGGCAATTGTTGCTGAACTAACTGGAACAAATCCCAATCCATTATATACTTTAAGTTTTGACTCTGAAGAGTCAAACCATATTTGGCCTTTAGTTGGACGAGCTGGAGCAGAGGTGCTGGAAAAATTTTCTAATAATTTAACAAAATTTTCGTTTAGTGATTCACCAAATCCACTGTAATTTTTACCAACAAGTGTCAGGTCGGACGAAAGCTGGTCAAGCTGTCCGTCTGCCACTGTTGCTAGTATACTTCCATCTGTTTTGTTTATAGTATAAGACATAGTTTATTCCGTTATTAGAAAGCCGGAGGGCCTGATCTAATGATATAATTAATTGTTAGATATGGATTTAAAATACTAAATTCCGAACCCAACGTTGCTGTAGTTTTAATTCCGCCTGTTGTGTTTAAATATTGAGCTTGTCCAACAGAAGTAGGTCCAGGCCCAGTTCCGGGGCTAGTGCCTGGAACGGTTGTGCTATCTAATCTAACAACTGTGTATTGTTTGGTTGGCTGATCAATCGGTGTTAGGCTGTGTTCGTGTTGCGGCAAGTTTCTAACTTCTAAAGAGTTAGTTGCAGCACCAGCACTACCGCCTAATGTAGTTCCATCAGTTCCTGGAATTCTACCAATTCCTCCGCCTCCAGCATCTACAAATCCACCGCCGCCGCCGGCATTTGGTACTTCAGTACCATTATCCATGCTGTCGCGTCCTAACGGAAATCTTCCTCGTAGGTCTGGAATTTTAAATGTATTAACACCCCGAGACGGAACTCCGTAACTATTTCCAATTACGTCAAACAGATCTTGGTATTTTACTTTTTCTTGCTCGCTACCGTCACACAACAAGTATCCAGACGGTACATTCAATCCAGCAAAAGGCATTATTGCTCCGATAGGAACGCCTAGGTCTGCAACAAATACATCACGAGATTCTTTTAATAATCCAGTGCCTGGTCGATAAACTAAAACTTGATCGTCGGGTGTTGAAGTATTTGGTGTTGGTTCGATTTGTGAATCAATAATGTTTGCAGTTAACCTAGTATCAAATATTTTTGTGCGACCTTCGAACGAACCATCAAACTGGATAACGTTTGATTCAACTTGCCCGGTCAACTGAAAAGTTGTTTTTTCTCTTAAGTTAGTAGCAGTTCTAGCATTTCCTGCAACGTCTCCGTCAAGAACACCTTTTAAATAACCTGCATTAATTGTTTCAGCATATATGTTATTCCACTTAAGAGTCGATGCTCCTAAATCATACAATGTTGTTGATTTAGGCACAACTGAACGTAAAGTTGTTGTTCCGCCAGCTTCTAAATTTGTACCAACTAATAAATTTTTTGCAATTGCTACGCCACCTTGTGTAGCAAAACTACCGGTGGTAAAACTGGTAGTTTGATCAGTTCCTGAAATTCTGATATTACCAGTTACAGCAATGTTACCATCAATGTCTAGTGCCACTTGAGGTGACAACACGTTAATACCAACTTTATTACCAATAACTCTTAAAGTAGTACTAGCACTTCCTTCTGCATTAACTTGTAGATCTATACTGCTGCCAGGAGTTGCATTATATATTGAGGAAGAAGTTATGGATGTGGTTAATCTAAATGTGCCATCAACACCCAACGCTATACCAGAATTATTTCTAATATTTAAACCGTATTCTGTAGTATTAACTACATCAGATCTTAAAAACTTAGACGATGCAATTTCAATTCCAGCAATAGTTAATGCATCGGAACTTTGAGCCGTTCCGTATAGTTTTGCTATTGCTAAAGAATTTCCAATCCCGGTTGAATTGATATTCATACCAGTCTTAATAATAGTAAATCCATTTATATTAATTTTAGGTATGAATGTATCTTTACTAATAATTGCTACAGGAATCTCGTCTGATAAAAATTTAATAACGTTACGAGGAATACCGTCGGTGTCATTAATTGTTTCAACTACTGTTCCGGTCCTTAGACCATTTTCAGTACTAAATTGCGGACCTACTAGTACCCAAGTCTTTCCGGACCAAACATATAATTGTTGTTTAATTGTGTCAACCCAGATTTCACCAACTTTATCTTCAGATATATTAGGAGCAGTTGGCGACTTTTGAATATTACCGGCTGCTTTCCACCCGTTGTCGCCGGTACCGTCATTGATCATTAGTGTACCGTTGGTAGTATCATACCATAACTGGCCTTCTACTGAGTTTGGTGGCTTGTTTGCTCCGGCAAAATTTTCTAAAAGGTGTAGGAAATTTTCAGCGATAATTTGACCATACCCGGTAACGTTACGTCCAGGAAATTTTAAGTCAGTGCTTTCGTCAGTAACATTATCATATACTGTAATTGGTGTTGTTGTTTTATCTGTAAAATTTACGTTATATGGCATGATTATACCTCATTAAAACCAGTTAAGCTCTGGATACGGATTGTATAATCAATCTGTAGTAATCTGTTTAAAGATTTCTGTACAGGGTGAAAAATAACGTGTGTCAATAATTTACCATCACCGTCCGGGTTGTAACTTTTAAGCCCAAGCTCATCAAATACAAAACTACCATTCATGTCCTGACTGTTATCAAATGCATCTTGACCGTCTGGCTCACCGTAATCTAATAAACAACTAACAATAATATCACTGTAGGTTGCGCCGCTGACATGCCTAATTTCCATTTTGTTTCTTACAGGATCAGTATTTTGTGCAGAATTCTGATCAACAATTTTTTGATATGTTTGATTGTAAAGACTAGAATTGACTCCCACGGTGTTAGGAGTAAGATAAGAAATAAGTCCTGTCGGGTCAACTATAGTGCCACCCGTACCAAAAGCCATTTGATAAATTGTTCCTTGGCCTTGATTGGACAAGCTGTTTACCATTGCAACACTCATGTTTTCATAGTGAATGGCGTTTCGTTTATCAACAAAAACTTCTTTAGTTGTAGGATCAAATATTTTAATATGTCCTTCAAAATGAAATCCACCGTTCTCGTGGGGTTTTTGTTCTGGTTTGTCGTTAGTTTGATTCTGTTTTTGTTCCATTTTGAGCTCTTTTTTCTCCATATACTATTTATTCGGGCAATTCAGTTGGCTTTTGATCTATGAATTTTGCAATTGGATTATCATTATTAAGTAATGTAATACCTGTACTAGCTGTTGTCTCGGCACGGTCATACCATATTCTGCCAACTTTTCTAATTATTAATATTCTAGTTCCAGCTGCTACTGGTTGAGTTAATCTGATATAAGGCATTATTCCATCAACTGAAAATTCAGGATCTAATACTGTAGTTCCTAATGGTCCTTGAGTTTCGTCAAAAACCTGGAGTGAATCTTTACGTAGTCGTCTGCCGCCAGCAAATATTTCAAGTTGATCAGACATTCCAAAGTCAATTGATATATCTCCGCGAACCGTAAATTCTCGATCGGCTTTAACAGGTATATATTCTAACGGACCTATTATTAAAGAAGTAACACCAATAACATCATTTGTTTGAAGCGCAGCTCCTGTATTACCAATTATCTTTATGAATCCGCCTTGAGATGCATTGACATCTGGAATTAACTCAAAATCTGCTTCAGGTATTTTTACGTTGTTTACTGTCACAATTAAATTGAATTTGTCGCCATTGCCAAATTCCTCAGTAGTTGGTAATTCAAAAGTTGTGCTATCGTCATGGACAAATAATTTTGCTCCCGGACTATAGAAGTTAGCTTTTTCTTGATTATCTGAATAAGCAATGATATCCGAAGGTCCGGCATTAGATACTGCTGTTCCTACAGGGTATACTTGGCCAATACCAGTTCCTAAACTTCCTCGTCTTAATTGTCCTAAAACATTTCCGGTTTTTGTTAGATACTCAATTCTTTCATTATTAATAATGACTGTACCTGAAATATTTCTTAATGGTATAGGAGCATCCACCAACGATCCATCATTTACAGTAATTGTGGTATCATAATATCTTAACTCAACAGCTAATGTAACTTCTCCAATAGAGTATCTACTGTAATGTGTTACATTTAACATATCTTTAAAAATTTCAAAGGCACGTGGATCTTTATAAATTTGATTTCCAAACTGTAATAGTTCTACAATGTCGTTTGTTGTTGTAGGCACAGTTAGGTAGACAGCATTTTGATTAGATTTAACATAGAACTCGATTCCTCTAATAAGTCTTTCACCGTTTACATACACCCATACATAATTATCATCTAAAACTTTCCGAGATAATCTATATAATACCTTTCCGCCTGTTGCTGAATCAGAAACAATGTTAAATGTTGGATATTCACTGAACCAAGTAACATCAAGTTTATCTCCAACTGTCAGTGCTACTGTTGAATCAATAACTAAATTATTGTTTGCTTCTATACTATACTGCGCACCAAGAATAACTTCAACTTTAATAATATCTTGCAAAGTTAAAAAAGTCGGGTTAACTGTTACAATCTTAGAAGTACCAGTGTAAATGTATGCAGTTACGAACGGTTGTAAAATATTATTAATGTAAACTTTGATATCAACTGCGGTAATGACAGCAAGAGGATCTACACCGATCGGTATTGCATTATTAGTGCCATCATATATCACATAGTATGTGTCCGGGCCTTGAAGTTTTTTATTGTTCAATGTAACAATCATCGATGTTGCTGCCGAACTTCTAGACAAATCTACAAATCTATCAAGTGCAAATGTAGCAGATCCATTGTAGATAAATGATTGATTGTTTACCTGAATAATCGATTGATTGCTACTATCAGCGTTCAGGGCTGTATTAAGCGCAACAATTTTTATTACTTGATTTTTTTCTGGGTTTATTGCAAATTTAATAATTGTTTTTTCAGGAATAATGTCTGCACCAGTTTCTTCTGAAACTACAGTACTGTTAGTAAACCCAGTATCAACTTGTCGACCATTGACTGTAACAAACACTGATTGAGTTAAATTGTAATCTGCTTGCGTTAAAAACAATGATGTATCGCCGTCGGCAATAAATTCTTGATAATCAATTAACGATGCGCCACCACGGCCAATAGCAATAATCTCTACGACCGCGCCCAAGGTTGGGGCAGAGTAAAACACAATTTCATTACTAACAAAATCAATGTAATAGTCAAGAGTACTGTCATCGTTAACTCCGTAATATCTATATTTTAGTTTGTCTACATAGACTAATACAGACGTTTCCTCAATCACAGTTAACCCAATTGGGAACCGACGAGTGGTACCGTCTCCTGGAATTACAGTATTTTGCATTGGGGCTGCTCCAGATATTGTTGTCTGGAATACCTTAATACTTAGACTATCTAAAACCTGTCCTGGAACATTTTCTTCGGTTGCCGGAGTTTGTTCTGGACTTATAAAAGTATCGCCGTCGATAACTATTTCTTCTGGTGTCTTACCCCTAGCTATAGAATAAATTCCATCAATTGTGTTTGGAGCGGTTTTAACATTAGTTGTATTACTTTCAAAATTTCCGCCAATTAGATTTGTATCTACTAGATTAGGATCGTTAATAACAATAGAACCGTCACTAGTAAATGGTCTAAAAATTAGTGTGTCGCCGCCTTGAAGTATAATATACTGGCGCATCGGAACTGCAAAAGTGCTACCGTCTCCAGTAAAGCTAGGCATTATTGAAGTGGTCGGTCTAACTGTTAGTCCGTTGGCTTGAGTCGTTGACCCGTCATATAAATCATAGTAAGGATCATCAAGTCTGTCTGTTTTTCCGTCACGTTTTAGATATATTGAAATACGTTGTCCAACACTAGGAACATACGGCAATTCAATATCAAATAACGACGAAGACCCATCAATCACTACATAATAATCTGAAGTTGCATCGATACTGTCCCAACTGTCAGTAAACCACGGAAGCGCATCCCAACCTCCAGTAATTTCAAACGTTGTACCTTGTACTTGCACTCCGCCAAAATCAATGCCGGTCATTAACTGACCTAAGTCATTACCGATCATTCCGGATGTAGGATAATAATATTTTTGTACTCGATTAACTCCGTCAAGTAACTCTTCGTTTTTGTCGTAGACAATGTTAATAATGTCACCTACTACAGACGGTGTAGTTAGAATTAATCGGCCTTTTAATAAACTATAAGAATCTACTGTAGATCTATAAAAATGTAAAGAATACTCAGAGTTCAATACTAATTGAGAATTTTTATATATTTGAATCTTACTTTTATCTCTAGTTGGAGCATACTCTAGATCAAATGACGCAGTAGCACTAGTTGCTGTGAATGTTTGTTCGTGTGTAAAATTTTGAAATATTCCATCTTTAGAAATTCTGTCAAACTTTAACAATAGGTTAAACATTCTAGCTTTACTGTCTCCTAAAATTGCAACAGCCTTGGCAATTTCTAAAGAAGATCCGTTGCCGCCAACAAGAGTAACTTTTGGTGTTAGCGTGTATCCACTGCCTGGTTCAGTTACAACGATTCCAGATACTTTTCCACTAGCAATATATGCTTTTGCTTTGGCACCTATTCCGTTGCCTTCAATTAATACTGTTGGCGGTGCTGAATAATTAGCACCAGATTCCGATACTTCTATTTTTGTAATTGAGAATCCCTGATTGTCTGCCCAGAATTTCCAAGGATATTGATCAAACAAATTGTATCCTTGACCAACCGGAAGAATTTTTCCATCTCTTGTAGAATACGCTGGTGGTAAATCAAAGTCAATTGCAGTTGTGTTAGACGGTTCAATAAAATTATAACGACTCGTATATTCTCTAATAGAAGTTCTATATGGTTTTATTTCTTCTAAGTATGACTGGAACGCTGGAAGATTATCATTTTTGTAGTTTACTTTTTGTTCTAAACTTCCAACATTGTGCATGGCATTTATAAAACTTGTTTTAAACGCCCAGTTGATTGTTTCTTGTTCAGAGAACGTGTAGTGAATCGAAGTAAAAAATAATTTATTCCACTCAACACGAAGATTATCGATAAACAAATCATTTTTAACAGCTGATAGAATATTCCGTAGTTCAGCTGTTGGATAGAGATCATATAAGTCAATATCGTAGAATCCAACATTATCGTATCCAATGGATGCAGTAGATGTGTTATATAGACTATCTTTAAGCGCAATAGTTCCGTTGTTTCTGCCTACTAAAATATAATCTCCAAGAATAGTTCCGGTGCCTGCTGTAACTTTTTCAAGGACTGCCCACCCACCGTTTCCGTATTCATTAATTTTGATTAGATCGCCAATCGCAGTAGTTAACGTTGGCTCGAGATATATCGAAGCAATTTCGTAAATAATTCTTGAATTTTCAGTATATCCGGTTGACCACCAATCAACATAATACCAATAGCTAGGTGTATTGTAGCCTTGAGATTTTCTTCGATAAAATACTTTACGTTGTTGATCCCACGAATATATAGCCCAGAACCCATTGATACTTGAATCTGATTTTACTAATACAGAATAATTTCTTATTTTTACAAGGGCATTATCATATCGTCTGCCACGAGTAATTATATTAACAGATGTAACTCTACCCTGAGAGTCAAGTGTAACCGATGCTTGCGCACCAACTCCTGATCCGTCTATTGTAATATACGGAGCATTTTTGTAACCAAATCCACCGTCTTCAATATCAATACTATCAATTTCACCATTAATAATATTGGCAGTTAGTACTGCTTGACGAACTCGAGTAATAGGATACTGTGCTAAATCTGTTAAATTATCAACCTCATAATCATATTCATTTAATTTTTCACTCGGTAAAGAATCTGTAAGATTTAAATTTCTAAAACTTAACGTGTCAGCAAATGGACTTTGCAATAATATAGTATTAATATTATCAACAACTATTTTTAAAATTTTTGTTTTATTTTTAAACATAGACTGTCTTGGTCTAAAACTTAGACCATATTTTTCACGTTCTGATAATTTTGAATCTGGTACAGGGTTGCCTGCTTGATCAAACCCTACTAAACTATCTATCCATTTAGTTTCTAACACATCATTTGGTAAGCTATCTGCTACTCCCTCAGATAATAAAATATATTCTCTATGAATTGGGTTAGTTGTTGTTTCGTTGACAAATAGTTCGATGTTTAAAAGCCCAGATCCCGAAGGCAAATATCCATTAAAATTGTAAGCTAACAACTTATCGCTATCAACTATTGCAATGACTGGGACTCCGATTGAGCTTGGGTTAGAAATTAATGCCGCAACTGCGGCAGCAGAAATATTTCTACCTGGAATATTTTCAGGGACAACTGACGAGCTCCGAACCCAATAATAATATTTTGTTTCTGTTAATTGTTGTGTTATTGGATTATAGATTTCTTTTACAGAATACACATCGTTGTTTGGATACAGTGGTTGCCCTGAAATACCGTTTGATAATCCGTCAATAGTATCAGCTAGCGCACTCCATTCTGACGGTAACAGTATGGACTCAACCCACTCATAGACATCAATGCTTGCGCCTGGAGCGAGTTGATTCCAATTTCCTACACGATATGCAAACTCGCCTTGTTCATAAGTTAACCATTTAGCTGTAGATAAATTCCACCATAACTTACCTACGTTGGCTTCAAACCAGGACGAGTCCGGAGACACTATTTGAGAATCAGTGCCGGTAGTATATATTGCCGGATCGTACGGAGTTTTAAATTTTAACTCTTGTTCTGCTATACCTAATATCTTTAATTTGGCATGATCAACAACATCAACATCAGCCAGTTTAACATTTTTAATATTGTCTATTAACGAAATATTTTTAATTTTAGAATAATCTATTAATTGCTGTTGTTGAGCAATAATTGTTAAAGAATTTTTTCCAGGTAGTTTTGAAAATGTTCTTACTATACCTATTAAGTTAACGGTAGAAGCAGTACCTGTTCCTTGAACAGCAGTACCGGTACCTGTGCCTATGCTAGATGCAACAAATACAGTACCTGGTTCGTTATCTTGAGCGCCGGCCAACACAAAGGACGTAGATCCTGTAGTATTGATAGTGTAAGTCTTTCCAAGAATAAAGTTTCCGGCAGCAGTTATTCCGTTTGCCGTTGCCACAAAACTAGTATCAACATTGTTATTAACGGCTCCAAATAATGTAAAATCAGTTGGGTTACTTGTAGTTCCTGTACTAATAATCTTATATCGGTTACCTATAACTATTTCGTTTACAATTTTTGGAACTGTAGTTTGATATGTTGGCGAACCTACAACAATTGTGTTTGATGATGAGTCAACACTGGCTCCAAAAGATTCCTGAGCCTGTAACTCGGCCTGTAATTTTTCCGATAACAAATATTGAGAGCCTACTCGTTCAAAAGAATATACCTGTCCGGCATAGCCCGATACCTCTAAAAATGATGTGGTACTGCTGTCAAAAGTTGTACCGTCGGCAAAATTTGCATATCGTTTATATGGTGCATTTTTTGCTCCTACCACGATTCGTTCACCGCCGCCGCTGATACTTACACTTGACCCAAATAACATATTGTTATATTCTTCAAAGCTTTCTAATTTTTGTTTTAATCTCCAATCAGGAGTTGTTAAACTAACAGTATTAAAATAATAAACAGAACCTTGATTTTGTAAATTAATGTCAGCCATTGGGCTGCTTACTACAATATTTTTTCCAGAGTCGTCAATGTCAACGGCATATCCAAATTTGTCTCCAACAAATAGCTGTTCAATAAATCCAGTATCGTTAATGGCATCTAATGACTGTGCTGTAAATGTTTGCTTTAATTGGTAGACCTGTGTACTGTCTCTTTGATAGACATAGACTTTTCCTGTGGATGCAAAAATACTATCGCCCACTGACACCCAAGGGTCGCCGTTTGTTGGACGTTGATTTACGCTTCTGTAAATAAGGCTAGAATCATACGAGGTATTATCTGTCCAGTTTCTTGGATCAATTAATTTGTAGTATCCTGTGGAAATATCATTTTCAATAAATTTAATAACGTCGCCTACATTATATTCTTGATATCGGCTCCATTCGCCCTTGTAATTTTCATAATAGGCGCCATCACTATCTGGTGCGCCTACAACTAATATCGATCCGTCTTTACTCATAACTATACTAGAACCAAACTGATCTCCCTGTTTAGTTAGTTCTGCTTGTTGTGTAGGCGATAACAATCCTAGTCCTAATGTCGAGCCGTCGTCAACAAGTGCAATATTTGTTGGCAATGAACTTTGTGTTGATACTGAATCGATTTGTTTCCATTCAGCGGCAACGCCAATGTCTGTGCTTTCTATTGCAATTGTACTATCGCTGGCGCTGTCTTCGTTTATATCAACTTGAGCTTGCCACAATCTGTCATCCCACCATACAATTGATCCTGCATGATATCTTGCACCGGATTCATAAATTCCTTGATAATTAGAATTTTCATGATGCACCCATTCTGTACCGTTAAACTTGTATAGATATACTCGACCCCTATTGTTTAAAGCACCTGGAGCAGATACTGCCATCCAATATTCGATGCCATCAAATCCAACAGTTGTTTTGCTGCCAAAGTTTTCGCCTTCTGCTGGACGTGGGCTTAAAATATTTTTAAACAATTGCCAATTGTTGTTAGTCCACTTGTAAACACTGACCATTCCTTGATTACTTGGGCCGATGCCTCTAGCAAATGAATCGCCTAATGTGTGAGATGTTGCTGGTTCCCAATCTTTAGATCCTAGATCAATTCCAGCATTGCTACTTCCGTCAGGTCTAATATTTTCTAATGCTTTCCATAATTTTCCGTGCTGTAAAACAATGTCATCTTTATTATAGGAGGCAGTTTTATCAAAGTCTCCCATAAAATAACTTACGGCTTGTGACATCTTTGGAATACCGATCACTAACCAGGTGTTGTCTGCACTAGTTGATAGAGACGAGCCAAATGAGTCTCCAATTAAAGGTAACAAATCAGTTTCAGGCACTATTATTTGTTTAATTTGTAGAGATTCGCCTTCAAGGTACGTTGTTACCAACGAACTTTGTGGCATACTCATGATTGTTTGTTTTAAAACATCAGCATGTAATACTGCTGTTCCCGCGCCAAGTGGATTTGAAGTTCCGTAATTATCAATTTGATTATAATCAAATATTTTGTTTTTTTCTAACACCTGCCATCCGGTATTACCAACATCATCTACCCATAATTTAGAACCCGTAGCTAGTGAAGCAACTGCTGATGAAGATAATGTTTCTTTATTAGAAATCCGAGCATCGGTAAATCCATAAATTCCAATTGTAGTACTTTGATCTACTTCTGGGTCTGGGGCACTAGCGTTTACTGTTACAAATATTGTTTTTTCAGTTACCTGGGTAATTTTAAAAAATCCAGTAAGATTTGGAATATTTTGAATTCCAATGATATCACCTACTGATAAATTATGTAACCTGTTAAAAAATATTTCAACAGAGCTGATAGTTTTTGTTGCATTAAGAATTGCCAGCAGAGGCTTTTTATTCAATCGTAATACAGTCCACAAATATCCGTCAAATGTAATCCAGAAATGATCGTTTTCTTTTATTTCATCAATATTGATATTTAAAATTGAATCTCTGTCTTTTAAAATATATTCTACCTGATCTAATTTTACATAGCCGGCAGTTTGTAATTCCTCAAAATCTATCTTGGGGAGCATATTAATATCAAAAGGAATTGCAGACTTTGTAAACTTCGAAGGAGGAATTCGTAGATATTGATCTGTCAAATCTGTACTAGGTTCAGTGTTAACAAATAAAATTGGTTGCGGATTTATTTCTAAATCGTTTTTATCCAACATAAATTCAATTTCTTTAAGTTGATCGACTCCGCCAAATGTTCCAACATTAAATGCCCATTCTTCATTTAATACAATACTATCTTCTGTAGTTTTACTTAATTTGTCAAAGACTTTAACGGCAGCATTTATTGTTCCTTTATCTCTGATAAAACCTTGATAAAGTTGAAACTGAGTTACATTGTCTTCCGCAAGGCCTTGCAAATATTCACGTGTTTGATAACCTACCGAATGGCGTCCTAAGTCTCGTTGGCTTGATTCTAATCCGTCGGAATCTAGATCGTAATAATCTGAAAATTGATTAATTCTATAATCAAAGTTTGGTACCAACGCCTTCGACGGCGAAGAATCTAGAACTGACCATTTAGAATTATCAAAATATTCAACACCTTGTTGATTTGTTTGGCTAGCCCAACTATATGCTTTGTACGCAACAATATCGCCTAGCTTGTAATCAACATATGGTTGCCAAGGTTGAATGTTTACGTTATCATAAAGAAAGCCAGGACTAGTATAATCTCCATCCCAGTCAACAGTTCTAAATCCTCGCGACTTAATACGCTCTTGACGATAACCTGTTGTTTTATCATATACAACATCATTGAATACAGTTCGATCTGAAAAGATTGCAACGTGTTCTTTTAACACTAAGAATCCTTTAAAGAAATAGATACCATCGTTAGTATTAGTTGTTTCGATCGAAACTGTTTGGTAGTCTCGCTTGATGTTAAGGAAGTTTGGAGTTAATGGAGTACCATCTCCTCTATATATCTGGTAGTCGTAAAAACTATCAAGGATGTTGTCAGGTACGCCTATATTAAACGATATTTCTAATTTTTCGCCTGCTGGACTCAGTGTAATTAAAGAACCCAGTGCCCAGTTATGACTGGTCCAGTACATAAATTCTTTTGCACCAGTAGTCCAGTTTTGTGTTACTTTATTGTCACTATCGTATCTATCAAATGTAAATCCTTTGGATAACAAATATTTTTCGTATCCAAATATAAAATCAACTACCAATTGAATTGTTGGTAATATTGTTCCGTAATTTAATTTGGATACCGAGTTGGTGTTAAATGTTCTGCGGCTCAGTGCTTCTACTGCATTCTTGTTAGGAAGCGATGGTAATTTTTTCCAGAATGTTAAAGAGAATACATCAGTTGATGTATGGCTACTTAGACTTCTATAAAACTCGTTTTTGTATTGAGCAATAATTCCGTTTCCGTAAAACTGGTTTGCAGACCATGTTACAAATTCTTCGCTAATCCCGCCAACAGAGATTAGTCCGTCAGTTTGGCTTGTTACTGGGTCATAGTAATAAAAGAAAGGTTCAAGACTATCATATCCTCGAATTTTAAAACCCCTAGCAGTCTTTTCAATGATCACACCACTATACACAATTGTTTCAATCGGCGCACTAACATTAAAGAAAATTTCTTGATTTTCTGCAGGAATAAAAATACTGCTTGATGTTGATTTAGGATTCTTACTATCTAGGATAAATTTTTGTTGTGTTTGATCAACAAATCCAGACATTCGATATGTTAACGCCACGTCAATAGATTCTAACTGTTTAGTTAATATGTCTGTTGATAGATTTTGACTCTTGATGTAGTCAACAACATAAGATACTAGTCCAGACGTTGACGATCCACCGGCAGACGATGCTAACAAATCTTCAACTTTAATAAACAAATCAGTATCAGTATGCACTGTTTGACCTAATTTGTTAGTTTTAATTTTTGATCTATCAAAACTTTGCCCTATAAAATCTAAAGGTCTTAATAAGCATAATGCTATGACTTGTGCAAAAGGAAACTCACTGCTGATGTACCATGTATTTTCAACTGGTCCTTGATCTCCTAATTTAAAATCTCCTTGATTATTGATTAAAGAAAAATTTTGTGCTAGGTTCGAATCGAGCGGGCTTAACAACTTGCCGTCTGCATCAACGGGAATATGCGTTATTAAACTTGGGCGTTGATATCTATAAGAGGTTCCTGCTCTAGGACCTTGTCTAATAATACCATTTGATAAATCTTCCCATAAAATTAAATTATTAGAAGTATACGGCGCTGGTCCGTATTCGACATCCCACCATGTTGGTTTTTCGCCAAATCCTAACATCTCCCAAGGACAGGTGTGTGGGCGATCGGTATCGTAAAACCACTTGTAAATTCCGCGCCACCATCCAGGAAGATTTTGCAAACCAGTTGGGTCGGCCATTTTAGAATAGGTGTATGTGAATGAATTTTCTGGATCAAAATAATCATTAGCAACATAATCAATATTAGTATCCGATATCCACTTTAAAAATTCTTGATTAATAATATTTGTAAGCTGTTCTCTTCTTCCAAATATTCCAGTATTATAATACCCGCCAAGAATTCTATCATTATCGTGCAGTTCTTCGTCGTATATAACTTTGATATTATTGTAGATTCGTAATTCTAATTCTAAAATAGCATCATCTCTGTAGTCGCCAAATGCAGAAATTATACTACCATCGTGGCCTTGAATAACTTCTTTAGGGTCTACGTAAGTATCATCAACAAATTTTCTAGGCAAATATTTTTTGTATAATCCAAGTTTTGTTGGAGTTTGTGGAATATGATTAAACGCAGTGGATGTATATTCTCTAATTTCTAAAAGATCGCCTTCTACAAAATTAACTTTTACATCAACAAAAGAAAATGTTGAATTGAATTCATAATCTTTAGTATTGATCAGTTGGTTGTCATTAAGATAAACATAGACCGCTTTATTACTTAAAGTGTTAAGATCAAATTGTTTCGATAATGAAAATATTTTTATTCCAACATCTTCAACAGTATAGTAGATAGCATTAAATGCTCCGCTACCGATCATATCTGAATCGGCAAACGGATTATTATTATTTTTAGCTTTGGTAATTTCTATAATTGCTTCGTCAACAAACGTTGCAATATTGCTTGTATAATTTAAATTTGAAATTGTGTTTAAAAATTTATTTTTAAAATCTGAATAAGACTTCTTAGCATATCTAATCGATTTAATAAGGTTGATTTTCTTATCAACTAAAAGCATTGTTGCAACTGGACTTAGATTTTCATGTTTTAAAAATCGTTTAGAATGTGCTTGATATCCAGATATGTCTCTAAGATTACTAGATGCTCCTAGAACACTTCCAGAGAAATCTTCAAAAAATTCTAGTCCAGTGGTTACATGATCTGCTGCTTGCCCAAATGTAAAAGATTCTAATTTTTGATTTAACGGATTTTTTTCTAAGCCAAGTGGTATTTCGTAATAACCAGTATCCGGTACTTGGTTACAAAATACTTTAACAACTAGCACGTCATTGACTGCAAAAGTTGTACTGAAAATAAATTTGTTTACTATCCGTGTATATGTTGATAATAACTTTTCGCCGTTAAGATAAAAAAAGATTTTATCAGTTGGTGTTAATAAATCCCAATTTACCGTTGTAAGTTCAATCGACGATGTTGCTGCATTGATTTTTTGATAGTCAAGGATCGGCTGCAAATAAGTTGGGCTAGTTGCAATCCATCCGTTATCATATTCTTCTACTATATTGAATTTGTAAAATCCAGTTGCTAATTTAATCGTTGGGCTTGTTTGATCTGACTTGTAAGAAAATTCATCAATGTCCCAATCATTTGTGAATATTATATCGCCTACGTTGTCAATGTTTAGGTGACTTATTGCAAACCCTAAATGTTTATCAGCAACTCCTGACAGATTAACTTTATAACTAATTAATTTTGTTCCAACAAATGTTGTCACAGGATATGTATCGGTATCAGAAAAACTGATTCCATTTTTATCAAATACATCAAACAACGGTGCTTGGTTAACTTGTGTTTTCTTTTGACTTTCGTTCCACACTGTGCCATCGAAATAATACATGGCCCCACGATTAACAGTGCCCCTTCGTATTAGTACAGTTTCGCCAGATAAAGAAATACTGTCATCGACTGTTTTCAATGTTATTTGTTTTTGGCCCTGGAAGGTAATAAACTTAACTTCATAAATTTGATTGTTGGCTAATATATCAGTGTCAGTAATTACTAACACTCTGGCGCCATCGAATAAATCTTCGCCGTCAATGTTGTATCCGGTGCTACCTTCAATCTTGGAAAATATATCTGTGGTGAACGTATCAATATAATCGACAGTTTTTTTGGCATAACTGCCGTGTTGATATAATTTTAAATTAGGAAGGAATTCTATAATAGGACGCTTTGCTCTAGATGTTTCGGTTGATTCAAATGTTGAGCCGGATATAGAGTAAGCATATTCTAAAACACTTCTGTGGAACCATCTGTTATAGCGACTCCATGGATTTGCATCTTGACTGCTTTTTGCAATAGTAAGATAATCCAAAGCTCCAGGATACGAACTAGCATCGTCAAACGGTAACGAGTCAAATCCTTCGTTATCAAATAAAACATCGGGAACAGTTTTATTTAAAATAGGAATAACCAAAGCATCAAATTCAGTTAATGTAATGCCTGTGCCTACACCTTCAACTAACCAATCGCCCTTAGCATATTTTGTTGGTAATACTGTTCCGCCAAACGATACAATAAGACCGTTAGTTAATGCTATTCCGTTTCCGCTAGTGTAGTCAATTTTACCTACGATATCTTTTTCAATATCAAGTTTAGTGTTTGAAATAATATCTTCAATTATAAAGCGGCCGAACCGGTTGGGGTCTGTTCTGCTTTGGTAATAAAGAACATCCGGAGCATCGTATGGGATTTCAAAAGTTACTGTTCCAACTTCGATGCCGTTGTTGGTAACACCATTATTATAATCCAATGCTGTTGGACTGTTTGAGGATTCTAGGAATTCCCAATCTTGATTATTAAGATCAATTGTGCTGCCGTCGCCGGGACTAATTGGAGATTTTGCTCGCCATAGACCACCATCAAATACCACCACCGAGCCGGCCGGATAGGCAAAATCAGGATCATATAGCATTGATCCGGTATCATATGATGTTCTAATTGTAAGACCGTTACCCGGAGCATTAACAACAAATTTATATTTTTGTCCTCTATAAAGAGTAATTGTTGGGTTATTTGTATAACCGTCTGGGAAGAAAATAAACGAGCTCTGCTCAGATAGTTTTACTCTGTATGAGCTTGTTATTGTAGAATTTAATCCGTATACTCGAATAGATGGAGGACCACTCGGAACCCAGTAATATTCACGATAGTTAATGAACTTGTCCCAGTCAATTGGGGGATTCCAAGAATAGTGTTTTTGATGCGTAACTAGATCATCGCGTTCGTCAAGGTTACCAAAGAAATTTAAAATATTTTTTAAATCTAAATAGTCATAAAAGTTTGTAGTTTTACCGTTGGTCTTTGTGATTACACCTGGTTCTAATTGATAGCGACTTCTTAATGTATTGTCAGTATCTAAATAAACATCAGTACCATTAAATGTTTTTCCATATCTACGACCAACGTATCCAACAGTCTTTTCTAAGACGCCAGGTTGAATTAACGGATCAAAAATTCCATTTAAAAATTTATCATTAGTGTCAGTTTGAAAAACTTGTGGGAGAAAATCAACCGTTCTTCTTATCGGAAGCTGACTTTTAGGAAATACTTTGTTTGCCATAATTAGATGTTACTCGTTGTAGTCACTATTGTGCTTGAGATTGCGCCAATCTCGGCTGCATTAATTGCTGATACAATTTCAATGTTATCGACCATTGCACCACTAACAAAAATTTCATCAGCTTTACTTTGTATTTCAAACAAACTTCCAAACGCCTGATTAGCCTGCTTTGGTACAATAGTCATGTTAGAAACATCTGGGGCTGTTGAATTTAATATGAAAGTAATTAATTCAGAAAGATAAAACTTATCTCCAAAATCCCAATTAGCCACATCAAAGAATGTATTGATTGCTGTGATTATTCTAACTTTTAAGTCGTTGTCATTTATTGTCCTAGATGGATTTTTTACAACTTTAAATTGTGCCTGAAGTTTTGCATCGGCTTGCGGGCCAAACAACACTTTATAAGTCACTGGATGATAAATTACTTCATCACTGATTGACTTAATTGAATTTAAATTTGCGCCAAAACTTATTCGCAAATTATCAGAGTTGGGCGGAGTTGGTGCTATTGTTAGTCCCATTAGATAATTTCTATAGCTAGTATCATATGATCTAGTTAATAGATAGACATCAATAATGTTACTAACACTTGGATTAATTCTTCTATCTACATTAGCATTATGAATGTATTGAAATTTCAATCTAGCACGACCTAGGTTTCCTCGATAGGTATTATCAATAATTAATGTACCAGTTGTTTTATCAAAACGCTTAATAACGTTTTCCGAACTATCGTAAAAATAAAATAATTGCCCGTCTGCATATAGATCAGTGACATTGATCGTGCTTTCTCGTAGCGCAGGAATAATTGTATCATTTGAATTATCAAGATATTGAAAAATCTTTGCACCAGTTGCATCAATTACTTGCTGAAAAAATATAAACGGCGAAGGCATTGTAGCTTCTGTTCCAACAATTCTTTCAAATTCATCAGGATCGTCAATAACACCGTCGTTGTTGCTGTCGTAAAATCCTAATTTAATTTCTCTAGTGCTTTGATATCCATCTTCAAATCTAATGCTATCGCTGATCTCAAACGGCATGTCTTGCACCAGTTGAGTTAAAAGATTACTACTTGTGTTAATTCCAAGAACCTTAACTTGGTCCTTGATTACTGTGCCATTTAGACTATCGTATATTTTTTGACTAGGATCAAAATAAAATCTGTTTTTTTGTAAGCTACCAAAGATATATTCCATTCCTCGAATTTTAACAACATAACGATCGGGTTGTTTAACAAATGCAATAACCCAAGAGGAATCTAAATTTGAATTAGAAATGTCTCCTGTTTTACCTAATGTAAAATCGTCTACTAAATTTAAATTTGCAGGAGTGATAATTTTCCAGGTAGTGGTTGAAACATCGTATCTTAATCCAAAATTAATATCTGCAAACGCTAAGTTAACAATCTCAATTTCTAATGCTGATGGAATGTTTGATACAAATTTTGGAATAATTCTAGAAGCTATTGAGTTATTAGGAATAACATTACTAAATGTAACAGGGCCAAGGCCTGATGGTAATTCGCCTCTTCCTGTGTTTGTTCCGTCACCTACAACATTAACAACCTTGGTCCATATGTAAGGAGTTTGTGTTGAGTCAGTTGCGTCTGCGGTAACAATCTTGCCCTTCTTAAAGGCCTTACCGTCACCTGGTAAAAACTTAACCAATGCATCCGGAGTAAGATATTTTAAAGTATTATTGGTATAAAGCCCTGTTTTTAATTTTGAGTTATCAACAGAATTTTTAAAATAACCTGTACTACTACCAGTTGACGACGTTACACTTACCCATAAAGAAGTATCATCAACAAAAATAATTTTTGTAAATTTTGTAAGATAAAAATTATAGGTATCTGTTTTAACTAATTCGGGTTCTAAGTACTGTCTAATAAAATTATAGATATCGATTTTATTTGCATACTTAAAACTCAATGCGGTTTCAATAGTATTTCTGTAAAGGTATCCGTCGTCTGCAAAAACATCAACACTAGAATATTTTCCGCTAGCATCAATCAAATCAAAGTTTCTAGAAATTCCACTACTGGTTCTATTAATGGCTTTAACTTTTAAAATGTCCTGACTACTAGATAACGGCGCAAGATTATAGTCTTCTCCAGTTATCATTCTATTTTGTGTGTAGTATGTTGCAGGAGCATTTGCTCTAATAGAATCAGTTGTTTCTGCAGGGGCGGAAGAGGTTACAGTATATTTTAAACTCATACTGATTGTTAGTGTATGAGCAACTCCTACACTATTAATATACGGAATTGCAATAGTAATACCGCGCATGTCCGATGGCGCAATCGAATATGACAACCCGTTACTTACACGATAATATACTCTAAAATTACCTTGAGGTAACTTTCCATATACTCCATCAGAAAACAATAAATCTACTTTGTCATTTTCTTTAGTGTTAATAGCATAGATGGTTTTAATCTGATTGGTTAAGCTGTTATAAGCAATGTTGTTGCCCACCAATGCAGGAACTTGTGTCCACTTTGTTGTTTGAGCACCCGTTGATGATAACGAATATAACCATAGATCGTCATTGTTGATTCCTTGAGCATCAACTGATACCTTTTCATTTGTGGTCGGAACTGAAATAGTGAAGTTGGCAACTTCTAAACTACCCTGCTTGAATAATAAGAAAAATCCATTATTGGCGCTTGCTGGGCCTTTGCTATCATTTTTATATACGAATCCTAACTGATTTGCCGGAAATGGTTCTTCTTCGTAAATTTCTTCTTCACCAACAAACGATGTACTGACTAACTCAAAAGCCATTCTGCGACTAGCAACTGTTTTAGTGAATGAATAAATTGGTACGTCGGTTGATGCAGTTCTAAATCTATATTGATCGGTCTGTATTCCTTGAATAAACGATGTTCCTTGACTACGACCAAATTCTATATTATTAGCCATTGAAGCGTTTAAGATTAGCAGGAACTGTTCGTTCCAACTGGCATTAGTTGGATCATTCCAAATAATTACTTGTTGAGATAAATTTTTTCCGTTTCCGTCAAGGATACCTTCGGTAGTACTAATTGTGTCAAATTTTAAAAGTCCTTTTGCTGGAATATTGCGTTTGGCATTGTAGCCTAACATTCGTGCAAGACGCAGGATGTTTTCTTTACGCTCTGCAAGCTCAATGAAATTCTCACGACTGGCCAAGTCGATACGGAAACTTAAACTTTGTCCTAGGAAAGCAATAGCATCAATCAGTGCGAGATATTCACTACTTTCAATATAGTCATTGAAATCTTCTGGGTAATTCTCTCTAATATAATCAATAATAACTCTACGAAGGTTTTCAAAATCGTAACTTTTAAAGTCAGCGTTCTTAAATGTCTGGTAGATGCGTTTCCAGTCTTCGTTTAGAATTAAATTGTTTTGTCTTGTTGTTGCTGTCATTTTACCTTCCTATGCTGTATTTATTGTGGAAAATAAACTGCTCAGATAATAGTTCGATTGCTTCTGTCGAAATCAAACTTCAGCCTTTCATTTAAATTAAAAGGCAAATATATCAGCTCAGCTTCTATTCTTATTCCTTGATCTGTACTGTCTACTATTACAGAATTTACTGCAATTCTTGGATCATAATTGATTATAGCTTGAACATCATCGGAAATCATTTTTTTAACTTCTTCAGTAAATGGTTCGAACAATAGATCCCAGATTACAGTTCCAAAGTCAGGATTTTCTAATTTTTCACCTTTGCGAATATAAAAATGATTTAGTAAATCCTGCTTGACTAGGTCAATATCAAACAGTTTAAAACCTGTTTTTGTTTCACTACTACTGAATCCTTTATAGGTAAAAGCTGATATGCTTTGATTTCCAATAGAAGCGGTATTAGATGCTACTGTTTTTTGATTATATAATTTTGCCATTATGTTACGTCCCTATCTGTATTGTCTGGAGTATAAAACGTCGGAGAAAAGTTTTCATGTTGCGGCCACGGTTCGTGCATTGGTATTCGTTTCATAATGCTCTTTAGCGGATCTGCTTTCAAGTATTTGGTTTTAGACCAATCTAGTGAACCGTCTGTGACGATATTATCGTTTAATGTTAGTGCTATGCTTTTTGTTGATTTGATTGCTTTTGCAGCGGCAGGGCCGTTCATGTTAATCCTTCCTGCTGTTTCTGTGTGATTTGCACTATTGATATTTGTGTTACCAGTGGCTGTTATGTTGGCATTGCCTGTGGCATTTAGTTCGATGTTGGTAGTTGCTGTGACATTAACCGCCGTTGTGGCATTGACGTGTACTGCTCCTTTAGTTGTTAGAAATCCATCACCGTCTACTACAAATTCTAAATTCTTTTTAATGTCTGCATGAAGAGTTCCTGTTTCAGTTCTCATGTTTATGTTACGGCCTGCTTCTAGATTAATGTCTCTATCAGCACGTATGTTCAGATCAGTTCCGGTATGGATGCTGACACTGTCTTGAGCATAGATATCAATCTTGCCATTGCTGGTCATTTCAATCCAAGTTGTTCCTCTAGCGTTGCCAATGTAAATTAAATCTTCACTATTATGTAACAGTATTTGATGCCCAGTTCTTGTACGAACTCTAAAATATTCGTTATAAGGAATATTAGGATCGCCTTTTTCTCCAGCTAAAACATCTGCATATTCAACAGCGCCTTCGCTTGCTGGAGTTTTACGTTGGTACTGATCGTCTCCGTCGTCCATTACAAACTGTGTACCACCTAATCTGCTAACCGGAACAGGAGTAGGGCTATATGAATCTTGTCTACCCACGTAAGATCGTTTGGCTCCGGCTCTCTTATCTAATGGTCCGGGTGTACTAATACCAAATACCATGTTAGGAATATCTCGACGCACTGAGGAATTTGTCACGCCTCGAACATCGTCTTCGAGTGTTCCTTGTTCTAAAAATCTATCTGCAATTGGATGTACTGGTCTCTTAATTTTGTCAACACTTGCACCTTTAGTAAGGTCGTTGGCTTTTCTATTAACTTCAGCAACTGGTAACTGGGCCGTAGTTGCATACTTGGCTTTATCTGCAGGACTAATGTCAACTTGACTTGCTCCGCCAATTGCCGGTATCATGTTGTTTGCAAATTTAGACGGGATGCACCCTATCCAGTATCCCTCTGACGGGTTTCCGTCAATAAACATAACCATGACTGTCACACCTACATCGGGCGGAACAAACCACATGCCATAACTTTTTTGTGTATCGTTATACGCATCAGCATTTCCTGTATTTGTGCCCATAAATTCATACGACGTGCTTCCAAAGAACGGTGTCATATATTTGACTACATATGTTTGGCCGTCTGCCCCTACTGAGTTTCCCTGATCGCGAAGCAATGTTACTTCTAGACTAGACATAAATGATGGGTCAAGATGACTCACTACCTTTGCTAGATAAGGCCCTGTGCCAATTCCCGATTTAGCCTGGGCCAGTTGTTCC